ATATGATTAAAAAATTTTGGGGATATAAATATTTAGCTATATTTTTATGTGTAATTATTACAATTGCTTGGTTGGTTGAAAATTATGTGATGGGGATTATAATGTATTTGTTTTAGTGTGTCTAAATTTTATAAATTTGACTGATGGAAAATTTATTTTACAAAAAATATGATGAGTTGGGAATCAATTTTGATAAATGGTTGATTGACAACTACAAAATTACAGAAAGTGATGTCGGTTTAAAAAGACATAGTGGAGCGAATCCACCATTAACTCCACAGGAAATAGAAGCTTTTATTTCTTTGGAATCAATATGGAGTGACAAAGATGAGTATATAAGTTGGTTGATGAAATATTTTAATTTTAAAGAAAAATGATAAAGACTATGAAATTTTTTGTTCCATTTCTGTTTGGAATAATTTTAATAACATCTTGTAAAAAAGAAGAGATAATAGATGCTCGAGATTCTTTCGTTGGTGAATGGGAGGGTTATATAGTAAAAGACAACACCACTCTGCACACTCACGATAGCTCAAGTGCTCACAGAACCATAGTTGAATGGCCGGATGAAAATTCCATTATGGTTGGATGGTATGATTCTCCATCTGTGAGCGGAATAGCGAAAATAGATTCTTTTTCTAATGGTCATGGTATGAAATATTATTATCCATCTGGTGTAATAATATCAACTCCAAATTCTAGTGGACAATCAATATATACTTATATAGGTGAGGGGCGTCTATCTTCAAATATGGACACCCTCTATGAGTTTTCGACAAGACCTGTGGTTCACACAAACGCTGGAATGGATACAATCCATTCTTTTCAAACTGATTTTGGTTTGAAATCTGAATTCACGTGGCACGCGAAATTCGTCAGAATAAAATAAAAGAAATAAAATGAGTAAAAAGAAAAAACTTAAAGCTTTATTAGATGAAGCGGTTGAAATATCTGTGAAATGTGGAATTGATATCAAAGCCGATCAGATTATAGATTGTTATAGTCAGTCTCATAGATATTGGCATACACCACAGCATCTTCTTGAAATGATGGAAGGAGTTAAAGAGTTATATAAAGATAAAAAAGTAACTCAGAGAGAATACTTTTCTTTGATGTTGGCTGCGGTATTCCACGACATAGTTTATGATCCAAAGCGCAACGACAATGAAGAAAAGAGTGCTGAATATATGATGAGTCGTTATGATGGATATGCCAATCCAGAACTAGAAAAAGATGTTTTAAAAGCACGCGATATCATTTTAGATACGAAAACGCAAGACTCGCAGGATGGTCTTTCTAGAAAATTCAATAAACTTGATACAGCCATTTTAGACAGTCAGTTTATAGAAATGTTAGATTGGGAAAATAAAATATACAAAGAATATAAATGGATTGGATGGAAACAGTACAAAAAGAAAAGAATCCAGTTTCTTCTTTCTTCAATTAAAGGACATTCTCATAATGTTTTGAATATCAAAAACTTAATAGATTATATACAGAAAAAAGTTCCAAAAACTGGCATCTGTTATTATGAAATAGATAAACTTTCACCAATAGAAGAATTCAATGAAAAAAATAGAAAAATTGAAAAATTATTTGATGATATAATCATTCTACTTGTATATAAAATTAGTAATGACAGAGAAGAAAACAGGATGAAAATAAAAGAATACGCTACGTGCTCTTATAACGATGAGTTGTATGCTTTGGATGAAAATTCTGTTTGCGGTTTTATATCAAAACGCGATGGTGAAATAACAGTAGTGAAAGAGTTAAAATATATGAATGATTATAATAAAGACATTGAAAAACAAATGAGCGAAAAGATAGAAGATTTTCGAGTTATCTATATTTAATTTTTTTATTTCCAAAAATATTTTTAATTTTGTATTGTAATTATGCCATTATGTCCGCTTTAAAGAATTTGGAAAATAAGATTAAAATAACTATAGTTAAAGCCAAAGTTAAAGAGACCTTTGAGCAATTGACTCGTTTTTCTGTATTTAAAAATTTTTATAGAATAAAAGGACAGAAATTTACACACGAAGATCCTTACGGCGAAGAGAATTGGGAAGATGGAATTCAAACTTCTACAGATGAAGAAATAGAAGAAAATTGATCAAACAATTGGAAGATGAAAAAATTCTTACAAATATTTAATAAAATTTTAATAAAAAGAGTTAGTTGGCTTAGTATAGCAAACTTTTTTTTAATTTTATTGAACGGAGTTTTTGTAATTATAAATTTTGACGGTGTTCACGATTCATTTATGCAATTTTTTTCATGGTGTATGAATTTATCAATTTTTATAATTCTTTCAACCGTTTATATTTTGTTATTAACACTTGATATTTTACATGAATATAAAAAATTAAAACCAAAAGGTCAAATTATTTCTTCACAAGACCCTTATGGAGAAGAAAATTGGGAATGATTTAAAAATATAACACATGGTAACAATTATGGTAACTGGCGATATAGTCGCAAAAGAATATGAAAAGGAATCAAGAGAATTGATTAACCTTTTAAGAAACAGCAATAGTAAATATAAAGACACAGATGAAAATAAAATGTCGTGGCTTTATAGTTTCTCTTTTTTCAAAAATAAAGGCGAGTATACTCCCGAGTACTATGAGAAACTCTACAAAATGGAATTTGATGAAAGATATGAAGAGGAACTCAAGAAAGTAAGAGTAAATATTTCGATGTCAGCTGGATATTTTTATATCATGGATAGAGTATCTTCTGTTTCTGATACCGTTAAAGATGCTCTTAAAATCATTACAACCCAGAAAATGATCAACGAGCAGGCTCTTCTTTTAGAGAAAACAGGTGAACAATATGATAACGTCCTCGATTCTATTCCTCTTCCAAAGGAAGAGCAAGTGCCTTTGTCTTTGGATGAGCAGTTGCAGAAAGCAATTGAGCACGAAGATTATATGGATGCTGCTAGAATTAGAGACGAGATAAGAAAAACTCAAGAAAATTAAAATATATTTAATCTTTAAAATTTTAATTTATGAAATTAGGTGATGTTGTAAAAGTAGTTAGAAACTCTAACAACCATGCTTATGTTATTGGTAGAAGGTACACAATTGCTGCTCCTTATGGAAACGGACAGGCTCGATTTGTATGTAGAAAATCCAGATGTCTGTAATCTTTTGATAATAAAAGAAAACAATAAACTATCCGCCAGAGCACTTTTATGGAGAACAGATAGGGGGTTTTATAAAGAACCGTCAAAAGAAAACAACGACATCTCTAGTGTCGTTGATGAATTTTGACAAAAATATTTCAAATTATTTTTAGAAAAAAAATGACTTTTACGATTTAATATATATTTATGGAAAAAGGAATGTTCCATAAATTATGTTAAAAGCGTTTAAATATAGAATTTATCCAAATCAAGAACAAAGAGAACTGATGCAAAGAATATTTGGTCAGGTAAGATTTGTATATAATCTTGGATTGGAAACTAAAATTACCAATTATACTGGAAATAAAGAAAACATTGATATGTATGATCTGGTTAAACAAATCAAAGAATTAAAAGATACTGTTTGTCCTTGGTTAAAAGAATCACCATCACAAGCATTACAAATGTCAGTAAGAAATTTAGATAACGCATATACAAATTTTTTTAGAGGAAAAGGTTTTCCTAAATTCAAAAACAAATATAGTAAACAATCATTTCAGTTACCACAGGGAGTTTGGATAACTGATGATAACAAACAAATATATCTTCCTAAATTGAATTTGGTTGATATAGATTTACATAGAGAATTTAAAGGTGACATAAAAACAGTAACAGTAAGTAAAACAACAACAAATAAATATTATGTATCGATTCTGGTTGAAAATAATATACCTAAACCAGAAAAGAAACTAATAAAAGTAGAAACCAGTGTTGGTATAGACCTTGGAATCAAAGATTTAGTCATCACATCAGATGGGAAGCGATTCAATAACCACGATTTCTTTAAATCTGTGATGAAAAAACTACGAGTTGAACAAAGGTCACTATCAAGAAAAAAGAAAGGTAGTAATCACTACATTAAACAAAAGATGGTAGTTGCACTATTACACGAACATATCCGTAATCAACGTATGGATTATTTACATAAAATATCCAAGTATCTTGTTGATAATTATGACACTATTTGTATGGAAAATTTGAATGTATCGGGTATGATTAAAAATCATAATCTTGCTCGTTCTATTAATGATATGGGATGGAATGAATTGAAATCAATAATTGAATATAAGTGTGAATGGTATGGAAAAAACATATCATTGATTGGTAGATTTGATCCATCCAGTAAAACTTGCAGTGTTTGTGGTACTATCAATAAAGATCTTAAACTATCTGACCGTGATTGGACTTGTCAGAAATGTAATTCACATCACGACAGAGATATCAACGCTGCTATTAATATAAAGAATTTTGGGTTGAGGAACAAACCCAGCGTCACTCAAAGTGAATGGTTACATTGTACTTGTGGCGTAGAAACTATGACATCTTTAGTGTCGTAGTAGTTCATTTAGATAGGTGTTATTGTAGATATGACAACGATTGTCATCTGTATAAAAAATATGCCGATCAGAATAAATATTTTAATTATTATAGTAGAGGTCTTAACATTCCATTAAAAGTTAGACTCAAGAAACATTATAACGATGGTCAAAAACCATATCTGGATAGTTTCCGTAACCACGATGGAAGAGATCTTTCGTTCACTCTGTAAAAATATTCCTTTTTATTTTTAATATATAGTCGAGTATGATTAAAAACTACTCGACTTATATTAACGAAGAATTAACAAATCCTTATCAAGAAGATACGCCTTTTGTTTATAGCTCATATTTTGATCAAAATTATGATGGTTTTAGACAAGAGATAATTGATGATTTGAAAAATCAGTTGATAGGAAAAAAAGTTTATCTCGATGGTGATCGTCAATACAAATGGCGTGAAGAAATCGACGCGATAGATAAACTTGTAGTAGATGGAAAAAGAGTAAAACCAATTTATAATATCACAATTAAAGATGTTGTGTATGATGGAAGTCACAGAGGAACAACATATTATGTTAATGTTGTAGATGAAGAAGGTAAAAGATACAAATTAAAGAAAATCGTTGATAAAAAATCTTATGACAAATTTGCTAAAAAGGTATCTAAAGAACTAGAAAGAATAGAAGAAGAAAGAAGAAAGAAAGAAAAAATGAAATTAAAACACGCCCATCACGATCCTTGGGGCGAGGAAAATTGGGATGAAGATGATTAAGCAATGGTTTCCATATTTGGAAGTAAAAAACAATTAGATTAATGATTACTAATTTTAATAAATATCTGAACGAAAACTTAACGCAATATAAGGATATTTCTAATGAAGATTTGGTTGAAGAGTTGAAGGATGCTAAATATATAGAAGTTGATCATGTTGGAGGAAAATATTGGGGAGTAAGATATATAAAAAATGGACAAATTTACATGGCTGGAAAGTTTTTGATGAACGAAGACGTTCATGAGTTTTTAATCGCAAATAATATAGACTATCGAACAAAAGAAGGATACATGTCTATGAGAAAGTTTAGAGCTGACAAGAAAAAGATCCCTTACAGCTCATATCAAAGAGATTTGATTGAAAAAGGAATAGATGATATGTTATGAAAACAAAATTAAATGAATTTCTTGATCCGATTGATATTGAAACAGTAGAAAAGAAGAAAAAAATAGATTTTGATTACACTGGCGAATATTTTTTAATAGTTTGGCAAGAAGGAGGCGATGAAATACATTTTATGATGATGGATATGATACACTATGATTTTGTTGATAAAAGTATTCCAAAACTTTTTAAAGCCAATCAACAATACAGAGAAAGCTTTTTAAAATATTGCTATGATAATCAAACCTTATTAAAGGGAAGAAACACACCTTTCTGGCTACAATCTTGGTGTGATGAAAAATGGCCTTTCGGTGACTATGATATATTGAGAATAGTTTATATTCCAGAATTCGGTTCATAATTTTTTTATTTCAAAAAATTTTTTTATATTTGTACTCGAAAATTCGAGATTTTATTGTTTTAGTGTAATAAGAAACGATCCATAAATTAGCACACCAAGAGCGGTTAAGTTAACCTATAACTTTTGGATTGATAGTCCAAGAACTCGGAAGAGCGGTGGAGAATCGGGAGTCCGCAACAATAAAATCCACAATACATCAATTAGTAGTGTTCTTATTTTTTATATTAACTTAATTTTAATTTATATGTTTAGTAAAGCAGAAATAAAAAAGAGGTATAAGTCTATAACTGAAGCCAGACAAAAAAGAATTTATAAAGAAAAAACGGATATAATAGATTGTATTTATACTAAGATCAAGAATAATTTTAATCCATTCCTGATTAAAAAAATCAAGTCAAAGTATGGAGGTAGGGGGATATGAATACAAAAATCTTGAAGTTTATTATCAAAACCCGCCATTAGATTATGAGTCAGATTCATGGCAATATAATATGTATTTAAATGGACATGGTATAGTTAAAGATGGATGGTCGCCTGGTCATCAAAAAGAAGTAGAAGAAATATTTCACTTTTTAGAAAATGCTTATAAAGCAATAGAAACAAAAGATCTAAAAGGTTTAGTTGATAAAAATTTATGAAAATTTTTTTATTTCGATAGAATATTGTATCTTTGTATTGTGAATGAAATTATTGGTGTTCTTATATTTCATACAGCTAATGCTATTATATCAGGGTAAGACCTGATGCGTGGGTAGGGGCAGCAATCCCTATCAACCAAAAATCTAGTGGGTGTAGCAAATCCCATGTATGGAATATAAGAAAGTCTAGACCACCACTAAAATAGAAAAAATTGACATTTTTTAACAAATATATAAACAAGGAAACAATTTAATAATATATACAAACATGAATAACATTCTACATACAAATTTACTGAACCTTTTAGACCTCTTGGGTTATAATTGGATTGGGTGAGTTATGCAGAATGAATTTTCTTCTCGAAAGAATTCAAAAAACCCAATCCTCAAAAGATTGGGTTTTTTGTTTAAAAGATATAGTTCATTGAAATAAAGATTGCTTACAGCAAACAAAAAGCAACCACCATCATTGGTTAAGTAGTGTAATGGTTAACACACCCGAGAGGGAGAATGTTGGTTCGAGTCCAACCTTTTTTAAAAAAGCAATCTGTTTATTTATGCGTCTGTGGTGGAATGGGAGACACGAAAGGTCGAGGGCCTTTTTTCCTAACGGAAGTGCAGGTTCGACTCCTGTCAGACGCACAACATTTAACGTAAAAGAAAAATGAGAAAAGAAAAAAACATAATGGAATGTATAGATCTTGAGAGTGATACTAAAAATTGGAATCAATCATTCGAATATATGTGTAAATTCTGTGGTAGAGAATTTATAGATATAGTAAAATCAATGTGGGAAGCTAATTGTGATGTTCAAACAGAAGAAGAATTTTGTGAAATGAATAGTATTCCAAAATCTTTTTTCGATAAAGTTATTAAAAAATAATAATTTGCCTCGACTGGGGATGGTGAGCCTGACTTGCCTTAGGAGCAAGGATATGACAGTTCGAATCTGTCTCGAGGTACAAAATATAAATGTCTCAGAAGTGCAGGCGGCTAAGCACGATGGTCTCAAACACCATTGCTCATCAGTTCGAATCTGATCTGAGATACTTGCCTCAGCCGCGGGGAGGTGATCCGCGTCAGACTTAAGATCTGGAGCTCGAGAGTTCGAATCTCTCCTGGGGCACAAAATAGATAAAAAATGAATAATTTAGTTTCTGTCGTTTAAATGGAAATAAATGAAACTTTTGTTATAATATATAATAAAACATGAATAAAGAATTTTTAATTTTGTGATAGGAATATATAAAATAGTTAATATTAAGAATAGTAAAATATACATTGGCTCTTCAATAAACGTAGAAAATAGGTTAAAAGAACACAAAAAATCTCTTCTAGAAGGAAAACACCATTCTATAAAATTACAAAGATCTTACGATATTCACGGTGAAAACAATTTCAAATATGAAATCATAGAGGAATGTTCCAAAGAATCTTTATTATCTAGAGAACAATACTATATAGATTTATATGATTGTTATAACAAAGGATACAATTCTGTTCCAAAAGCTGGTAGTAATATTGGAATGAAACATAGTGACGAAACGATAGAAAAGATCAGACGTGCGAGTATGGGTAATAAAAATAGATTGAATATGACTTTCACTATTGATGTAAAAAATAGAATAAGTTTGAAATTAAAGGGAAGAAAATTATCCGAAGAGACAAAAAAGAAAATGAGTGAATCCAGAAAAGGTAAAATGATGCCTGAAGAAACTAAATTGAAATTAAGTTTGAGTCATACCGGTAAAGTTTTATCGATGGAACATAAAAAGAAATTAAGTTTGAGTCACATTGGGAAAGAACAGAGTAGAGAAACTATAGATAAAAGAGTAAAGAAAAACACAGGTAAAAAAAGAACAATCGAATCAAGAAATAAAATTAGTGAAAAATTGAAAGGAATTGTAAGGGGACCTTTATCGGATGAAAGAAAATTAGAACTTATTGAAAAAATAAGTAAAAAAGTTGCATTTATAAACGATAATGGAGATATTGTAAAAGAATATAATAGTATAAAAAATTGTGCATCAGATCTTAATATAGATTATAGAAGAATATCAGATGTTATTCATGGTGTAAAAAAAGAATATAAGGGATTTAAATTTAAACTTATTTAAATTTCTTTTATATAAAAATCGTAGAATTATTTCTACAATTAAAAAATAATAATAATTAATATGCAAGGCCGCGTAAAATTTTATGACGAAAAAAAGGGATTTGGCTTCATCTTAGAAAATGAAACAGACAAAGAGTATTTTGTACACGCTACAGGTTGTGTTGACAAAATTAAGAAAGACGATGTTGTTGAATTTGAGGTAACTCAAGGGAAGAGGGGAATGAACGCAATAAATGTCAAACTATTATAAGATTATCTCTTAGTCTAAAACCCCGAACTTTCGGGGTTTTATTTTTTAATCAATTTTATATATAATCGATATGAAATACAATGATTTTATAAAAAAAGAAATTCTGAATAAGATTAATACAGGACAAAGTAAAAAATCTTTATCTAAAGAATATGGAATTTCTAGAAGCACAATAAAATATTGGAATGATCACAAAGAAAGAAAATCGAATGATTTTAATTTGGCAGATATAAATATGAATTCATATTCTTATATTCTTGGTATGTATCTTGGAGATGGATATATAGATAAGATGAGGAGAACTTACAGATTGAGAATATTTTTGGATAGCCGTCAAGATTTAGTAATAGAAGAATGTATTAAAAATTTAAAAATATTATTTCCAAACAATAAAATAAATTTTTATAAATTTAAAGACAATTATGTTTCCATTAGAGTTTATTCTAACAATATTCCTATTTTATTTCCACATATAGGAAGCGGAGCTAAACATAATAGAAATATAGAGTTTGAAGATTTTCAAAAAAATAATATAATTAAAAAGAGTTTGATGATAGGTTTATTTCATACGGATGGATCATTTTATATGGCTAAAGATAAATATCCAAGATATATGTTTACAAACAAGTCTAAGCAAATAATAGATATATTTTGTGAATGTTTAAAAGAATATGAAATCTATCCAAAAATAAGAATTAGAAAAAATGGAATATATGATGTTCAAATACAGAATAAAAAAGATGTAAATACTCTATATTCAATATTAGGAGAAAAATATACTAAAAAATTTTTTATGTTGTAAATAATTTTTAATTTTGTAATTCTAAATGGCTCTGTGGCGAAATTGGTAGTACGCGTTGGACTTAAAATCCAATTCCCATAACGGGAGTGTCGGTTCGACTCCGACCAGAGCTACAAGGAACACGGAAACCTGCTCATTCTTTGAGCAGGTTTTCTTTTTTAAACTTTCTTTTTTATTTTTATTATATAAAATAAAAATAATTGTGATAGATATTAATTATCAGGTTCAACTCAAATTTGGAGAAGGAACTATTGGATCAGGAATTATAGAAGAAGGAGATAAAGTACATGTGGTTTTTTCAGAGCAAGAAAAACGCGAACTTGGGGAAATAGCAAAAATGCCATCTGAGTACACTCCAAGAGTTTTAATGACTTTTGATAGTGAAACTTCTATAAATGTTATTATAGCGTTGTTGGAGGGGGCTAAAGAAAAATTAATAAAAAATATATCAAAGTCGAATCAATCTTAAAAAACTTTAATCGAAATATTATATAAAAATATAAACAAAAACTTAAAATTATGAAAACAAAAACTTTTATTATGACATTTATGCTGATGATAATGTCGGCATTTAGTGTTTTTTCTCAAACATTGACATATCAAGATCTTCGATCTGTACAAGATGAAGTAAATAAATTATGTCCTATGATGATAGATTCAGATACAAGATTGGATAATTGTGTAGTTTATCCAGCTTCAGAATATACTGGATGGCATATGAAATTTCAATATAATTATACTACTGTAAATTGGTATGTATATAATGGAATAATTTATGCTGATGGTCAACAAGCGAATGTTTCAGATTTGGAATCATTTATGAAGCAGAGACTTACTAATATGATAAAAACAACAGAAGGATTGGAATCATTTAGAGATAATAAAATCACATTAGTATATAACTATTATGATAAAAATGGAAAATTTATGTTCAAAATAGATATAACTCACGACGAATACGAATAAATTATGATTTTTTTTAATATATAAAACAAAAAAAGTGAAGAATAATTTTTTTAATTTAAAAACTTTGTGTAATTTTGTCGATACAAAAGTGGAAAAAATTGACATTTTTAACTAGATATATAAGGAAGTAAAGATATGAAAAACATGGTTAACAAATATAATGATTATTGTATTAATGATAAGCTGAAAATGCTGATTGGATGAACTATGTTTTAAATTTAACACGGGACCCCAATCAGAAAAGATTGGGGTTTTTTGTTTTTTAGTTCTTTGAATTGTTGAAATATTAATAAAGTTGGGTTACGAAATGTCGAAAGATAGTAGTTATTAAGTTAACCGTAATTAGTGGTTCCGATGTAACGACGGAGGAAACGACAGCCACCATAGGTCTGCGCCACCCAGCAAAAATAAAGCCGCCTTATGGATAGGTGGCGTATCGGGGCGTATCTCCTCTCTCTGATAAGGAGTTGAAAGAGTAGTAGGTTTCACGTTGGTTCGATTCCATCCGTCCCGACAAGAAAGAAAAATGGTGGTATTAGCCGTAAAGCTTAATGAAAAGTTAAGCAGTAATTGAGATTGAGCACTCATTTACTAGGACAAACGGTGTCGATCGTTGCTCTATGTAGGTTCAAGTCCTACTACCACCGCAAAAGAGTTCTTTGAATTGTTGAGGTAAAAATTTATGGTTCTACACGATTTTTATGTTATTGTAAGAACTAGGTAAAAGGAGAGTAAGAATCGTTAAAGTTCTTGGTCGGTAATCTTCTATAAACTGTTAGAAAACATACAAGACAGATGAAGGTACTCCGATACTTACAAACCTAACCATAAATAAAAAGAAGGAGACCGAAGGCCCGGATGGGTCGGGAGTCTTGGCTTTTCGATAGAGGTGGCCCCTCTATCCGAGATGGTGAAAGGTAAAGCCAGCCACTTTACTGAGTATTCAAAAACAGGCTTAGCGTCCTGTTGAAGCACTTCAAAAATATAAATGGCAGTGTGGCCGAGTGGATTTAGGTGTTTGTCTGCAAAACAAATTACGGGGGTTCAATTCCCTCCACTGCCTCACAAAATTATGGGCTCAGGGGCTGCTAGGAGTGGCCGCCAGTCTGTCACACTGGAACCGAAAGGATCAGGAGAGTTCGAATCTCTTTGGGCCCGCAAAAAATTGGTCAGTTGCCGTAGTGGCCGAACGGTCCGGGCCGTTAACCCGACGAAGTAATTCCAACGTAGGTTCGAATCCTACCTGACCAGCAAAAAAGGTCCCTTAGCTCAGTTGGTAGAGCGTTTCTCTGTTAAAGAAAGGGTCACAGGATCGAAGCCTGTAGGGACCGCAAGATAAAGAATACTAACAGCAAACAAAAAATTTGACTGTCATCCGGGTAGGTAGCGAAGTGGTTAAACGCAGCGGTCTGTAAAACCGTTCTCTATGAGTTCGGAGGTTCGAACCCTCCCCTGCCCACCAAAGTTATATAGTTCTTTAAAATAGTCTGTAGGTCAAACGGTTAAGATGTCGCCCTGTCAAACGTGGCAGCTTTTACCAGCGATGGTAATCGAAAATTGGGTGAATTCAGGGAAAGTCCGAAGGGAACAATCCTGAGCCAAGTCGTCAGAGACGAAAGGTGCAGAGACTACTGGGGTTTATAGCGATATAAAGTAATACCAGATTAGCTCCCAACATCTCAATAGAGATGATGATATAGTCCAAAATCAAAAAGCACGGCGCACGGAGCGGGTTCAACTCCCGTACAGACTGCTCATAAAATATTGAAATTCTTTGAAATAAATGCTGTAATTGTTTATTGGTTTGATAAACTAAAAAATAAATATGGTGAAGAAGCATTGAAAGAGGAACTCAAATGAATTTTTTTTTATAATTAAAAATATTGTAACTTTGTAAGTTAATTATCCGTTCTTGCGCTGGTGGGATTCAAACAACCACTGGAGGAAGTTCGCGACTGTACCGCTTAAAGTTGGAGACCTAACCAGTCGTTCGCACAACTGAGTCAGCAAACCAAACAGCCCCAGACGGTGAGCGGGTCTAAAGGGCGGGTTGGTGCACCTTTCGTCAATGATAGAAAGGAGGTCTTTGACCTAGATAAATGCAAGAATAGAAACAGGATCGCGGCTATGAGATAATTATAAAAAGGGATAATGAAAAATAATTATCCCTTTTTTGTTTTAACCCAAAAATACATTTTTCGAGGAGATTTATTATTTCCACCGAAATATGGATAAACTATTTTTTGTAACTTGTTGTCTATGGTTTTATTTTCCATAGTGATTGAACCGAACGGCCACATATCAAAAAGATAATCGCTTTCTCTAAATGATAAGATACACACGTATTCATTGTCAGTCTTTACATCACATATATACTTAGACATATGATATTTTTGACTCGAGTCAAAAACATATCCGTATAATTCTAATATACCTTCTTTTTCAAATTTTGGTTTCCACGTCAATCTGACGCTATTTTTATGAATTCCTAATAAACCAAAGGAAATTCCTGCTAATTTATTTAAATCATAATCATCTTGATTTCTTGGTGGATTCCACCAGCATTCTTTTGAAAACTTGAATGTTATGACATGTTTTTTCTTGTTATATCCCCATCCAAATAATCTTCCAAAAAGGAAGAACGCATAGTGCCAATTTTTTAGAATTGTGTATTTCATGTCTTTTTTAAGTATATATAAAAATCATCTTAATAAATTAATATATATCACCATGAAAGTTTCTTTTGAAGATTTTATATTTGAAGTTTACAGTCCACAGAAAAGATTCGCTAGAATCGTAATGTCTTTCAAATGCAATAGAAAATGTAAGGGCTGTTGCAATCAAATTATGGATTTTGAGCATCAATTGGCTAAAATAGAAGAAATAAAAGATTATGAGCAAGTCTTCATAACAGGTGGTGAGCCAATGTTATATCCGGGAAGATTAATGGAAGTAATAGATATATTAAAAAAGAAATAACAATAAAAAAATATTTTTATATACAGCCTGGCCTTATCCAAAAGATAAGTTCTTAAAAATTTTAAAGGAATTGGATGGAGTTACTTTAACATTACACGCAGCACTGGATAGAATGTTATTTTTAGATAATGGTTATGATAAGATGAAATTTCCAGGTAAAGAAATGTGTTTAAAAGTTTTTAGTGTTAAAGATTTTCCTCATGGAGATTGGATATTTAGATCAACAAAATGGATTAAGGATTGCCCGATGGATCCAGATGAAGATTTATATGTTTTGAGTGAATAAATTAAATTAATGGTTTTCCAAAAAGAATTTCTTCGGATCTATCACCCAGTGAATTAACTGTTCTTATATACCAAGTATTTTTATCATCTATAAATTTAGCATCATTAGTTGGAAATATTTCATTAATGATGTTTATGTCGTGCACTACTGGTACTCTATTTTTTAAAAATATTTTAGCTGGTTTATCTGATGCCTCTAAGAAATATCCATCCACATTTAGAATTTTAATTAAATGATCTATAAGTTCCGCTGTGCTATCGATAGTGCCCATATGACCGAATCCTGATATTTTTATACCATATTTTGTATTCTTTCCAAATATTACAGCGTCTGCAAATTCGTCATCGTTCGTATTTATAGCCGTCCAGAAGTTCAAATCTTTGTCTTGAACGACCTTATTTGGAGCATTTATTCTAACGTGTCCTCCGATTTCATCATAAGCCATGTTGACAAGAGAAAATAAATTATATTTAATATCTGGTTTAGCAGTATTATTTATCATATACCATTTATGCTTAGAATATATCTCATCAAATGTTTTTTTGTCCATATTTAAAAGCTTGTGACGAAGCGCGGTCTTCTTTTTAAAATCCCTATACTTAGCAGGTCTATAATCTACATTTTCAAATAGTTCATATGTAAGGATATATTTATTCATTAAATATAAAAATCTTTTACAGTATATATATAATTTTCAAAAATCAATATATAGTGACATGATAATGAAGTTCAATATATTTGAAAAAGTAAAAGAATCTCCCATCTCTTCTATAGAAACTTATATAGGCGGCATGTCAAAAGGATTTGAAGACAAATTGTTTTTTCTGCCCAAAATAGATACGGATTTTATAGTAGATTTTGGTTGTGCTGACGGAAAAATATTGTCTGTTATAAAACAAAAAAATCCAAAAATTTCATTAATGGGATATGACGTATCTAAAGAAATGTTAAACAGGGCGATAGTTAATGTTAAAGGAGCGACTTTTACAGATAAATGGAATGATGTGATGAGCGCAGCTTATAATCACGAAAAATCAACTTTATTATTATCTAGTGTCATACACGAGGTTTATTCTTATTCAGATAGTAAAGAGATCAAAAAATTCTGGAATGAAAAGGTCTTTGGAGGATTATTTAAATATATTGTAATAAGAGACATGATACCTTCCTGTCAATTACAAAGAGAAGATTTTCTTGATTTTAAAGAAGACGCTAAAAAAGTTAATAAAAGATCGAATAAAGAATATCTAAATTCCTTTGAAAATATATGGGGATTGATAGATAACGATTATAGAACTTTTATACATTGGTTATTGAAATATTCTTACACAGATAATTGGGAAAGAGAAGTGAAAGAAAATTATTTGCCATTAACATTAGAAACATTATATAAGAAAATACCGTCAAATTATAGGATAATATACAAACACAATTATATTTTTGAACCTATTCAAAGAAAGGTTATTATGAATTTTGGAGTGAAAATAAACCATACAACCCACACTAAAATGATAATAGAAAAACTTTAAAAATATTTTATATTTATTTTTTTACATTTGTTATGTAACTCCTTGATTATCAAATCAAACATTTTAAATTCTCAAAAAAAATGAATTTTGGTTTAATATATAGGATAAAGGATATACGCTACGCGAATTATAGTATTTATCATTTAATAGAGTATCTTTCCTAAATAAACTTAATTAAAAAAATAATAATAAAAGAAAGAGGTAAGAATGAGAATTTTATTTATTTTAAAAGAAAGATTTTATAGTCAACACAAGGCTGGTTCTTATGGATTGATAAATTCAGCAAAACAAGTAGCGGATTTTCTTGAATCCATCGGTAATGAATGTAAAATAGCAGAAGTAATCGATTCTAATTTTATAGATAAAGAAGTGTTTTTGTATAAGCCAGATCTAGTAATCATAGAGGCTCTATGGGTGAGTGGAGAGAAAATGAAAGAATTAATAGAGATAAAAAGATACAAACATATTAAATGGGTAGTTAGAGTTCATAGTAATGTAGGATTTTTATCCGCTGAAACTTTAGCTCTTAAATATATCAATGATTATATAGAACTTAAAAAACACAATTTATACATAGCTTTAAACAACGATGAAATGAACGATCATTTATCAGATGCTATGAATTATAAGTTTGTTCATTTGCCTAATATAATTGATATAAAATATATAAACCATCACAAAGAAAACAAATATCACATGGACGTTGGTTGTTTTGGTTCGTTGAGAATATTGAAAAATCATTTATTTCAAGCGGTTTGCGCTATGAATGCTGCTGATAAGATTGGTAAAAAATTAAAGTTCCATATAACGGCGGATGTTGATGATGATAGTCAAGTAAAGAATCCAGTTCTTAAAAATTTAATGGAATTATTTAAGGATAGTAAACACGAATTGGTTATACATAGTTGGTTAGATAATATAGCTTTCCAACATCTTATTCGTGAAATGGATATAGGAATGCAATTGTCATATACTGAAAGTTTCAATATTGTATCCGCCGATTTTATTAATAATAATAGATTAATTTTAGTAAGCGAAACAATCGAATGGATGCCAGGATTATTGAAAGTATCTACTGTAAATTACAATAATGTAGTGAATAAATTAATATGGTTATATAAACATAAAGATAATTTCATATTAAAATGGTATTCTAGAATAAAACTTATTATGTATAATGCAGAGGCTAAGGTAGAATGGGTAGAATTTATTAAAAGAATTGACAATGGGGGTTATCATCACCACCACGAACACAATAATAAATTTATCTTTAAATATTAATATATAGAAATAAAAAGTTTGTATGGAAAATATTTTATCTTTGAGGAATTTTGTTACACTAAAATTAAACGAACAAGCAGTACCACTTGTCACGGGGGATGATATTTTATTATCTAAGATAGATTACACTCTTTTAAAACCAGAAGCGACTGAGGATCAAATATTGGAACTCTGTGAAAAAGCAGATAGACTCGGAGTGAAATCAGTTTGTGTTTTACCTAAAATGGTTAAAGTCGCCAAAGAAGCTTTGAAAGACTCACAGGTATTAGTTTGCACGGTTGTAAGTTTTCCTCACGGAACAGATACAACTGATTCAAAATTGAGTGAGGCTTCAGGATGTATCAGAGATGGAGCTGACGAAGTTGATATGGTATTAAATTACCCCTATTTACATCAAGGCGTTTCAAATCAAGATGATTTTTATTCTATATATGATGATCTTGTAAATGATGTTCAAAAATTAGTAGAATTATGTCATAGACATAAGAATAAAGATGGGGATCTTGTGACCTTAAAAGTTATAGTTGAATCTGGACTTCTATCTGAAGAAGAAACAGAACATGCCACTTATATTTGTTTAGATGCTGGTGCTGATTTTATAAAAACATCAACTGGAATGGTAGCAGTTGGGGCCGAACTTGATAAAGTACAAATAATGAAAAAGATTATTCAAGAATCAGGTTCAAAGATGAAAATAAAGGCATCTGGCGGATTGAGAACTCTTGCCGATTTACAGAAATTCAATCCGCTTGTAGATAGATTCGGTGTTGGATATACTGCGGTCGATAAGATATTTTTAGAAGGTGGTGAATCAAAAGAATCCTATTAAAAAATGAGTTTTTTATATTAATATATAAGCATACAGAAATAAAAAAATAAAAATAAAAGATATGGGAAAATTAGAAAATCTATTAAGTTTCGATGATTTCGAAAAAACATGGAGTCCAAAAGAGCAGAAAGCTACAAAACGCACAGAAGTTGGTTTGGATGTTGTCAACGAAAATCTTTATATGAAAGTTATGGATCAAACCGCTGCTAATCATAAAGAGAATGTTACTAAATTTGTTCAAAGCATTATGAAAGCTGTCAATGAAAATCAAATTAAGGATATAAAAGTAACAAATGGTTCAGTATCATTTACGATTCGTGGACGTAAACATAAAATCAATAAAGATGATGGATCTATCACTCTTTGGAGAGTAAAAGCCACTGCTTTTAGAGAAACTTATTTAGACGAAGCCGGCCGTAAGAAGGAAAAAAAGAAACGTGTAAAGACTCGTGAAGAGATCGAAGTAACAATTCCTATCAACAAGGCTGAAGCTGGAGCTATATACAATGCTCTTAAAGAAAGAGTTGAAGACGAAGATTAAATCTATAATATATGGAAAATCTAAAAAAAAATTGATTCATTGGTGGTGTCCCTCTAATGCGTCCCTTTCTTTTTATCACCGAATCATACACCAATGGTTCGGTTTTTTTATAAACTTAATTTTTAATTTCATCTATATTTAACATGGCATCAAATCATCAAAAAATAATAAACTCAATAGATGTTATGATATCTGACGCTATGTTGGGGCTTCAGTATTATGGCGAATTTTGTCAATTTATAAATTTTAAAAATTATCACGCTATAGAAACATGTGGCGTTAAAGTTGATCTGCAGGGAATGCGTTTTTACTTCAATGAAGAGTTTGTAGATAGTCTTTCGCAGGGAGAAATGAACTTTACAATGATTCACGAGGTTTTCCATCTTTTGTGGGATCATCAATCTAGAACTCGTCGCGGTGGATACGACCACGAGTTGAGTAACGTTGTTCAAGACATGATTATCAATGAAGTTATCAAAACGGATATTATTGATAAAATGGATCACAACAATAAAATGAATAAAAGAAATTTACGTTTTGCTGAAGTACCAAGAAGTAAAAAATCAAATAAAGTATGGGTGCTCGAAAAACCAGAAGAATATAAAGGAAAAATGGTATTCGAAGAAATGTATGAATGGATTTATGGCGAAAAACAAAAATACGATGAATGGAAAAGTAAATGTAAATGTGATAAAGATAAAAATTGCCAATGTAATAAATCAGACGGAAAAGAAAAATGTGAATGTGGAGATTGTCCAGTGAGCGATTATCTTAGAGATATTTTCGATCAAATGGAAATGGGAATAATGGATTGGCTAGACAAACATCTTCCGAGTGATTTGTCAGAAGATTATCGCAAAAGTATCATAGATAATGTAAAAAACAATTTAAGAAATAGAGGTCTCGAATCTGCTGACATACTGGCAACACTTGACAAGATAACCAAATCCAAAAAAGATTATATTAAAAATATTAAAATTGGTATAAATGAATTGTTTGGAACTTATAAAAACAAATCCATAACCAAAAGAAATAGAAGAAGTATAGAGGGGGTTAAGGGAAAAAGAAAAGAATCTTATGCTTTGAATGTGTTGCTCGATGTTTCAGGTTCTATGGAATCTTTGTTCGAGAAAGCTTTATCGTATATTTTTCAAAATGGAATAAAAATAAATCTTGTGATGTGTGATACTCAAGTTAAATCTCACACGATTATTAAAAATAAGAACGAATTTAAAAAAATAAAAATAGTCGGATTGGGTGGGACCGAACTTAATCCAGGGGTGAAATATATTATTGGTTGTAAAGAATTGAATAAATTAAACACCCTGGTATTAACAGACGGGATTTGTGGTGAGTTGGATGTTTCCGGTTTGAAAAAAGTATTAATAATAAGTAATAATCAGAAAGTAAAAGTAATAGGAGATGCAAGACAGATAGTTATAAAAGACTAATATTCTCTATATTATTATTTTTATTTTTTCTACTATTTATATATCTTTTTGTTATACACAAATTGCTCAAATTTCCTATATTTTCAGGCGATATTTTATTGTTAAAACCATGAAATATACTTGTTTTATGATCAATTGTTGGATAATTTCTATCATTGGGAAGTAAATTAAAGTTTTCGTTTATATATTCATTGTCGTAAAAATCTTTCCCATTCCAGTACAGAAATAAATTTTTTATATTGCTTCTAGTTATGTTAATAACTTTTCTTTTATATTCTTCAAATTCTATATTCTTTTTCTTTTTTGTTTCCATATCTGGATAAGAATTATGGCAATTATATCCATATTTTTCCCAACAGGTTTTCATTCTTTTTTCTTTGGATTCTTTTGTTAAAGAACATTCTATAGCTTTTTTATGAACTTCAGGCAAAATGAAATTCACTTTTACACCGAATCTTTCATACATAGTTTTTTCTCTTTTCTTCTTTACTTCTTCTAATTTTGAAGTATTATCGACTCCATATTTTTCAATGAAATATTGTTTTAATTCTTCCTTTTTTATAAAAGATTGGAGAGGATAATCAGTTCCGTATTTTTCATTATTTGTCTTTTTTACTTTACCTTTGGAACATAATTGACTACATGTATAATATCCCCATCTTGATATATTTTCGTTATATTTTTGATAACTAATATTTTTAATTTCCCCGCAGATATCACATTTAACATCAATTCTAGTTCTAGAGCATTTTGGTAGATCATCCACTTTAATCTTGATACTGCCAACAACTGGATTTAATCCTATTCTTTTATAGTGCGATATATTTCTATTAGTTACGTTTATTATAATTTCTTTACTCAATATCATTTTTATTTATTATTTTTTCGAATTCTTTTCTGATAATGTTTTCTACCCAATCGTTTAATTTTAATGTGTTCTTTTTGGCATACTCTTTCAACTCATGGTGTAAATTTTGATCTATTTTTAAAGTCTTTACTTTTTTCATAAACAATAAATCTTTATTAGTATATATAAATTATAAAAAGTGGAAAAAAGTAGAAAATGAATTGGAAAGTTGAAGAAATAGGTTATTTTGATTTTCTTAGAATGTTTCCAAATATAATAAATGAGGATCATTTAAGTGGAGTAAACATGATTGATTATATAAATTATGTGGAAAACATGCACAAAAATAAGTTAGAGAAAAAACCTATAATAAGAATTGATAAAGAAAAACTTTCAAATGCAGTTCTGAATTACATAAAAACAAAAGAAGAAAAAAATGATATATTTAGAGGATATCTTCATATTGCAATTGACGGAGATTTAATGTTTTTTATTAAACCAACCAACAATCTTTTAAGTTATGAAAGAAATAATTTAAGGGAGTTGGAAGGTGAATTTTCAATCAATGAATTGCATCAACCAAATTATTATAATTTTGATGAAAAAGAATTAAAAAATTTAAAAAGAGATCTCTTAATAGAGAAGTGTTTAGATGAAAATTAATATAGATGGTGACATATTTAATATTGAAGACGGATTAGTTCATTCAGATAAATGCCCGGCTATTGAGTTTGCCAACGGCGTTGAATGGTGGATGCATAAAGGAAAACTTCATCGTGAGAACGGTCCTGCTATATGTAAAAAAAGAGCATCTAAAGGAAATTTTTATATAGAATATTGGTTAAATGGGGAAGTGGCAAATAGTGATGAAATTAAAAATATTAAAAGAAATAAATGGATAGATAGAAGTTATGAAAATTGAATAATATATTGAGAGTAAGAAGGACTTATTGATAATCTTTATAGAGTAACAATGAATAATGATTATGATGAATATGGGTATAAAAAATATGTAGAGTTCGTAAAGATTTTGATAATCTAAAATTAATTGATATTATTGAAGAAGAATTTAACAAGAAATATAAATTTGAAAAAACTAAATGATATAAAAAGGTAAATTTTATGAAAATTGATGATAAAAAATTAGCTAATCTCTCTGAAAGAGAAAGATTTTATTTTGATGTATTAAAATCTGGAAATTCTTTGTATTTACGTGGAAAACCAGGTACAGCTAAATCTGCTATTGGATTGTCTATAGCTACAAAGCTCGGTATAAGATACGTGGATAGAAGATTGAGTCAAATTGATGAAACAGATATTGGTCTTTATCCAGTATTGGATGATGGATACAAGAAAATAGAGAAACTTGGAAAATTAAAAGAATATGGATATGTTACAGAAGAAGAATTTGAAAGTATGAAAATTCCTATTCTTGATAATATGAAAAATGGACAAGTGGATGTTCTCCACTTCGCTGTACCAGAATGGGCTTTCTCAGCAAATGTTAGTCCAACTCTTATTCATCTGGAAGAATTAAACCGTGCAAATCTTCATGTAAGAAATGCAGCTCTTCAACTTTTAAATGAAAGGCAAATTGGTGATTTGAGATTAAATGATAATGTTTATCTTATGTCATCTGGTAATTTAGGGGAAGAAGATGGAACTGAAGTAGATGAAATGGATTTAGCTCTTTCAAATCGTTTGGTTATTGTGGATCACGATATGCCATACGAAGAATGGATAAAAGAATATGCCCAATATCACGTTTGGGGAATAATTATTGATTATATAAGAGCAAATCCTGGTGAATACTACAAACTTCCAAATGAAAAAGAATTGCGTTACGCAACACCAAGAAGCTGGACAAATCTTTCAAAATTCATAACGAGTAAATGGGGGAAAGAGCCAGATCTAAAAGATGAAGTTATACCATTTTTGTTACATCACGGAAAATCATTTATCGGTCCAAGTGTAACAAACTTCACAAGATATTGTCAAGATATATCAAATATAAACATCAACGATATATTAATACGTTGGGATGAAGTCAAACAAGAAGTGGCTGGATTTAATAGAGCTAGAATATCAGAGCTCATTTCAAATTTAAGATATATGGATCTTAAACCACTAGACGGATTCCAATTTGATAATTTGTTAAAATTCTTAGACTCATTAAAGGGAAATGATGATGAAGTTACAAGTTTTATTATTCATATACTCGACAACACAAACGAAAGTAATTATGAAGTGAACAGTAAGATTATAAAGCATTTTGAAAAGAAAGTCAAGGAACTTAGGGCATATACTAGTCAGAATCTTAAAAAAGCGGAAAGCTAAAAAATAATTAAAGAATATGGTTGTAGATTATGAAGATAATATTTTATATTTAGATTATGTGGAAATGAAGCATAAATTAACTCTTTATAACAATAAATCAAATAAAATAAGATTATTATTGGGTCAAATGTTGCCAGATAATAGATTTGAAGTAACCGTAGATACAATAAAAAATTTGCCAATTGATGATGACACCCGTATAAGAGAATACATCAGATCTATATTTTAATTTTAATATATAGATTCATGATTAAATTATTTGACCAATTTAAATCTGACATTATTCTATATCACGGAACTGACGTACGTGTGGATAATCCAAAATATTTTAAATTGCCCATGTGGTTATCTAAAGATTGGTTTTTGTCATGTCATTTCGCTTTAAATCCACGAAGTTCAAGTAGAAGAGTAGATGAAGGTTATGTTTATAAATTAAGAATAATCAACCCAGTTTATGAAAAAATAGACGATAGAAGGATATTACTTAATGATTGTGAAAATATATCTATATTACAAATAGACGAAGTAGTTAGAGACCCAATGACTTTCGCTAGAATAAAAAATACATTGAAAGAAAATTTGAATATTGATCCGTACGGTGAAGAAAATTGGGATGATGATCCTCTATATAAAATAGGAGATAAAGTGGAAGTTGATATAGGACCAAATTATAACTTTGATTGTTGGGGGATCGTTACTAACTACGACGAAGATGAAAGAAAATATTCAGTGAATTGTTATAGAAGAAAAACTGGTTATTGGAAAGGGGAAAGAAAATTAGGAGAAGAAGAAATAAGACCATATAGAAAAAGATTTCTTGGATTTAGATTGAAAGAAAATTTGAACGAAGATCCAATTGATCCTTACGGTGAAGAAATATGGATTGATATAATACCAGATCCTATTAATTGGAGAACAGAAATAGAAATAGGCGATAAAATATATTATCATTATGACAGAAATGGAATAGATCCGGCGTTTATGGGTGAAGTTACTTATATTGTAAAATCTCCCCTCGATGAACAAAAATGCTACGTTTTAAATAAATATGGAGAAGAAAGAAATATTTGGCACGAAGATTTAGTAAGTGCTGCGGCTAGAATAATTAAAAAGAGCAAAGTCGATGTGAATATGAATCATAATGAATCTGTAGATATAGATCCATATGGCGAAGAAAATTGGGAAGATAAAAGTAAGATAAAGGAGGTTTATGACATGCTCACTTTAGGACAAGTCAGAAATGTTTTAAGAGACTTACAACTTCTTCCAGAAGAAGAAGATATAATAATTTTTAAAATTGATTATCCACGTAGAGGAATATTAAGTTTTACAATATCAGAAAACATGAATGGTGAAATAACCTTATATTGTAATAATATCATTAGTATTGCAAAAGATTCTGTTGTTTTAAATAGTTTAGATCCAGTCGATTTCTGGGATAAACTAGCCAATTTAGTGGAAACTAATATAAAACCTTTATGAAAATTAAAAAATTCAACGAACAATGAATTGAACTTTCTAATGAATGTTAGAAAATAATTTTTTAATTACATTAATTATCATTATATTTGCATAATGGAAATAGAAAGAAAATTTTTAGTTAAAAACCATTTAGAGTTTATTTGCAATACTCTTACTTTATATTCCAGTGATATATACATACAGGGATATATTCTTAACAGTGTAGAAAAAACTGTAAGAGTAAGAATAATTGAAGGTAAAGAATGTTTCATAACAATTAAAGGAAACGGAACAATTTCAAGGGAAGAGTTTGAATATTCAATACCCGAAGAAGATGGTCAAAAGATGATTGACTTATTCTGTGATAAAGTCATTAAGAAAATAAGAAGTGGTAAAATTCCATATAAAGGACACATTTGGGAAGTTGATGTTTTCTTGGATGACAATGAGGGGTTGATTGTAGCTGAAATCGAGTTAGATTCAGTTGATGAAAAATTTGAAAAACCAAATTGGTTAGGCGAAGAAGTCACAGAAGATGTAAGATACTTAAACTCAAATTTAATTAATAATCCATATAAAAATTGGAAGTAAATACTTCAAAAAATTTTTTTAATTCACAAACTTTTTATAATTTCGTTTATATCAAACTATCAAATAGAAAAAACTGACATTTTTTAGTTAATATATAACTTTTGTAAAAAAATAAATATTATGAACTTTCGATTAGTTAATATGATACAAGAACAGATGCAACAGATTAAATATCTGATTGGAAGGGATATGTCATATTAAGAATAGAATAATATGAAATAACAAGAACCCAATCAGACAACTGGTTGGGTTTTTTGTTTTTTGAAATAATATATGCTCCTGTAGGCGAATCGGTTAAGCCGTCAGATTTTCATTCTGGAGATTGTGAGTTCGAGTCTCATCGGGAGTACAAAATGTAAGGTTCTTTGACATATTGGAAATAAAAATAAGGGAAGTGGTGTAATGGTAGCACGACGTATTTCAACCAAAGTATTTTGACAAAAATATTCACAACAAACCAACGAAGAAGCCTCAGGAGCCGTATGTGAACGTTCGAATCGTTCCTTCCCTACATAATACCGAGATAGTTCAGAGGCAGAATAAATGAATCATAATCATTAGGTCGGGATTTCGAAATTCCCTCTCGGTACATAGACCCCTAGCATAACTGAATAATGCAGATGGTTTTGAGCCATAAGATTGAAGGTTTGAGTCCTTCGGGGTCTGCAAAATAGTCCTATGTTGTAATGGAAGCAAATCAGCCTCTGAAACTGAAAGTTCTGGATCGTGTCCAGATAGGACTACTAAAAGTTTAAAAAATATTTGTCTTTATATTCATTTCGAACCACGAACTTTTAATATATACGAATAAAAATACACTCATGGACAAAATATTAAAAGAATTTGGTAAAGAAAAAATAGAAGAAGTTGTAAAAAATTCCAATTCTTTTGTTGAAGCTACAAAAATGTTGGGATTGGATCCAATTAGACATAGAATAAATGTAGAAAGGTCTATTAAAAGATTGGGATTATCAACGGAACATTTTGAAAGTATTCAATCAAGAAAATATAAAATTAAATATAAGAAAGATATACTAGAAAAATTTATAAAGGAAGGTAAAAATTTTAAGGAAATATTATTGGAATTAGATATATTGCCAAACTGGAGAAATTATAATACATTAAAAAAATATTTAAAGAAGTTTAACATTGATTATTCACATTTAACCAATGAAAGTAGTTTAAAACCAAATTGGGAAAAAGAAAACCTAAGAAAAATAGTAATAGAATCAATATCGCAAAAAGAGATTTTAGAAAAAATGGGTATTAGGGCAGCTGGCGGTAATTTTAAAACCTTAAAAAAATATATAGAATTATATAATTTAGATACATCACATTTTCGTAAATGTTACGACGGTTTAACATCTTATCAAAATGAAAATAAAATTCCAATGAATGAGATCCTAGTTGAAAATTCCAAGTATAGTAGAAGAAGTTTAAAAGAGAGATTATACAATGAAGGCATAAAGGATAGAAAATGTGAAATATGTGGTCAAGGAGAAGAATGGAAAGGTAAACATATGAGTTTGATACTTGATCATGTAAATGGCATCTTTAATGATAACAGAATAGAAAATCTAAGAATAGTTTGTCCTAATTGTAATGCTACTTTAGAAACATATTGTTCTGGAAATATTAAATTCCAAAAAAAGAAAGAAAAAGAAAAACAAAAGGAAGAAAATAGAATAAATAATTTTATATTAAGAAGAAAAGTTAATAGACCACCAATAGAACAATTAAAAACAGAAATTGAAAATTTGGGTTTGGAAGGAGTTGGTAGAAAATATGGAGTAACTGGGAATGCTGTTAAGAAATGGGTTATGACGTATAAAAAATATAATATATAAGTTTAATGCCTCTTAGTAAAATGGCTATTACGTATCTCTTTGGAAGATAAGGCGGTGGTCCGATTCCACCAGGGGCAACTAGATAATAAATATATAAGATTATGAGAAAATTATTTATATTTCTGTTTATTCTAATTTCATTTTGTTTAAACGCACAAACAAAAGGAACGTTCATTGACAATCGTGACAATAAAACTTACAAATGGATAAAAATTGGTGAGCAAACTTGGATGGCTGAAAATTTAAAATATAATGATACTATATTTTATAATTGTGAGCAAACGGATAAAAAGAATGACACTTCAAAACTTATGGTAAAATGTCCTGACGGATGGCACATACCAAGTGTAGCAGAATGGACGGTACTTATAAACAAAGTTGGTAGAACAACCGCTTCGGCTACACTAAGAGATAAAAACGGGTTTAATGCTATTCTCAATGGTAGATATAATTTTGATCAAAAATCTGTTGAAAATAAAGGAACTCATGCGTATTTTTGGTCATCTACTGAAAGAGACATATATTCTATATGGGCATTTTTCATATATGGATCGGCTCCATCACCATCCAAAATTGACGGAGACAGAAGAAATGGTTTATCAATAAGATGCGTAAAAGACAAGTAAAAATAGGTAAACGCGCTAAATATATAACTCCTACTTGGTATATAAAAAAACAAACAAAAAAGATTAGAAAAACCGCAAAAAAGTTTTTTAGTTAAGAATAATTTTCTTACTTTTGTAAAGTTAAAAACAGAAAAGGTTCTTTGAAATGATAGTCGGAGTTTAAAAGCAACAGATGCTTGGCTCAAATAGAGGGAGGTAGCCGATTATAAAAATATATCGCGGGGTATGGCAGCGGTCAGCCGTCGAGTCTCATAATCTCGGAGTCGTGGTGTTCGAATCCCACCCCCGCAACAATTTTTGAGTTCTTTGAAATAAGAGTATATAGGTTCAAAATAGAAAAATATGACTTTTATATATTTATATATAATAATAAAAAGTCGTATGACAGAAGATAGTATTAAAAAAATAATCTTCGCTTCCAAAAGTAGAAGCGATGCTTCTTATAAAATTTTTGGATATAATAATAATTCTACTTTAAAGAGAATTGATTTTTATTTAGAAAAATTTGGACATGAATATAAAAAGAAACCGAAATATTGTAAAGATTGTGGTAAAGAAATAAAAAGTAGTAATATTTTTTGTAACAATTCTTGTTCGGCATCATTTAATAATAAAAGAAGAGTTCATACTGAACTCACTAAAGAAAAAATTTCTAAATCTTTAAAAGATAAGGAATTATTTAAAAATAGAATGTGTGCGGAATGTGGTGGAACATACACATCTAAAAATAGAAAAAAAAGTAAATTTTGTTCCGATGAATGTAAGAAAAAATACATGAAGGGTATTCTTATACAAGCTGGAAGAAAATCTGCAGAAAGTCAAAATAAAAGAAGTAAAAATGAAATATACTTCGCAAATCTTTGCTTAAAAGAATTTAAAAAAGTAAGAACAAATGAAGTTGTTTTTAATGGTTGGGACGCTGATGTTATAATAGAGGATTTGAAAATTGCCGTATTGTGGAATGGAAATTGGCATCATAAGCAAATTAAAGAAAAACATTCATTAAAACAGGTTCAAAATAGAGATAGAATAAAAGTAGAAGAAATTGAGAAATGTGGCTATAAGCCATATATAATAAATGATTATGGTAAATATAATGTAAAATTTGTAGAAAAAGAATTTGAAAAATTAAAAGAAGTGGTTCGAATCCACCCCATATTACAAAAATAGCACCGTAGCTCAGTAGGTTAGAGCAGTACTCTTATAAAGTAAAGGTCGTCCGATCATACCGGACCGGTGCTACATATAGGATGGGATACTGGCACCATCCTAAAATATTAAAAACAACAGATATGAAAAAGAAAAAGATTAAATTTTCAAAGAAACAAGCTAAAATGACAATTGAAATATTGTCAAGTATAGATAAAGCTAATAAGAAAGAAAGAAAAACTATTGATAAGATCACCAATAAAATCTTAAAAAAATATTAATAAAAAAGATGAAAACATTAAAGAGAATCACATTAAATAGTATTGTTTTAATATCAACCCTTTTATTAATGGGGTTTACACCCAAAGATAAAACTTTTTCTGATATTGTTCGATGTCAGGGAAACGATCAGGATAGTACTTATGTTGGCGTTTGTCATAGACAAGGTCAATCCAAATGGATTTATAAACTAATTAAAGAAAACGCTCTCAATGGTCATTTGAAACATGGAGATTTCTTATATAAAGGTCGTCCAGATGTTTATGACTGGGAAATGGACGATTGGTGTCAAATAAACGCTCCTACCAATTAATTAAAATTAAGAACAAACCTTTATGGAAGAATTGGAAGTAAGACAACTAGTGAGAGGAACAAAGACTATAAATATAGCTGAAAATGATGTTAGTTATTTGTTTTTGACAACTCCTTATTCTATGACATATAGAATAGAATTGACCAAAGATGAATTGAAGAAATTTATAGATTCTTCAATGGATAAGAGAGAATATGAGAATTGGGTGAAAAAAAATGTTGATAGATTTACTAGAATAGAACAAGAATAATTAAAAGAAAGGAAAACGATGAAGATTTTGCGCAAAGGTGATGAGTTTATTAAGATGAAAGATGGGACTATCGAGGACATTCTTAAAATTAACTCTATGACCGAAGACGGTTGGAGTTTTTCTCCAAAGAAAGCTTATAAAGAATTTTATAAGACAGAAAAAACAGCAACAGAAATAAAAGCTGAAGCTAAGAAAGAAAAGAAGGAAAAGGAAAAGAAAGACTCTGCAAAGGAAAAGGAACTGAAAGATCAGAAGAAAAGGTATCAAGAAAAGAAAAGTCAGAAAAAGAAGTAATGTCTATTTTCGCAACAAAATATATTATTGATGATAATGGAAATCCTATTTTGTTAAAACATCTTAATAAAATTAGGATAGACAGGAATGGAACTTTCTATCATCCTGGAAAATGGAATAAAACAGGAAAGAAAGCTAGAATTAAAAAAAGAACACACAAAAAGGATGCATTTGGAACAGATTTACCCAAATGGGTATTTTAAACCAAAGTTCTTTAATATATAAGAATAAAAGTTCTTAAAAATCGCGCTATCGTCTAGTCGGTCCAGGACGCGAGGTTTTCAAAATGGAACCTTTTATGAGAATTATCGATTTTATCATAAGTGTCGATAGAAAAAAATCATAAAAGTGGATGTGACTGTATCGGTGGAACTCCTAAAAAGGACAATACCGAGGAAACACAGATAAAGTGGATCCGTAGAGGCCATACGTCACACACCTGAAATGGTGAAGATATGGTCCAGACTACAACGTTGAAAAACGGCTATGGCAACATAGAGTAGCAAGCATCCTCGAAATCAGGGGTTCGAATCCCCTTAGCGTGACATAACTAATTGAAAATCAATCAATTAAACCTCTAAAATATTTTAGAGGTTTTTTGTTAATTGTTGGTCGGGATACCAAATTGGAAATAAATGACGTTCATATTTAATATATACGAATAAAAACAATATTATGTTAAAATGTAATTTATGTGATAGGGATTTTAAAAATCGTGGTGGTTTGATAAGCCATATGAATTACTGTAAAAGAACAATATTATTAAAAAATGACGTTATTGATTTATATAAAAACAATTATTCTATAATAGATATAAGTAAAAAATTAAAATTATGTAAATCTAAGGTAGTGGAATATGTAGGAGATAAAATTAGAAGTAGGTCTGATGCCAATATGGTGGCACATGAAAAATATCCTGATAGTTTTAAACACTCAGAGGAATCAAAACAAAAAATGAGAGATATTCGACTGAAATGGATGAAAGAAAATCCTGAAAAAACTGCTTGGAGACTATCCAATTTATCATATCCAGAGAAATTATTTCAAAATAAGATTAAAGAATTAGAATGGGATAAAAAATATTTAATAAAAAGAGAGAAAACGATGTTTCCATTTTATATAGATTTCGCTTTTGAAAATGAGAAAGTTGCTGTGGAAATTGATGGTTCTCAGCATTTAGAAGAAAATAGAAAAATAAAAGACAATCAGAAAGATGATCTTTTAATAAAAAATGGATGGAAAGTTATTAGAATAAGTGAAAATGAAATTAAAAACAATATAAATAATTGCATAAAAATCATATCTGAAACTTTAGATGAAAACTTCATCTGCGACCGAGTCAAAAAAGTTGGAATTATAGAAGAAAAAAAGGCATATATTAAAAAAGAAAGAAACGGAAACAGATTTACGTCAGATGAAATTAAAGGTCAAATGAAACAAAGAAAAATAGAAAGACCTTCTTATGAAAAACTTATTGAAATGATTAATGAAAAAAACATATATCAAGTTTCTAAAACATTTGGAGTTTCTTTTCATACAATAAAAAAATGGATCGGATATTACGAAAAGTATGAAAATAAAAAACACTCTCCTGGAGATCGGGGGTTCGAACCCCTCGGGAGTGCAACTTAATTGATAATCAATTTACTCCCGTCGTCTAGTGACCAAGGACGTCAGATTCTCATTCTGAAGATCGTGGGTTTGAATCCCATCGGGAGTGCTAATTTAAGATAAAATACGGTCTCGACTCCCGTTGAGGTGACTAGAAAACCTAGAAGAAATTAAACTTCTAGGTTTTCTTTTTATATATAAACAAAAAGATTATTCTATGAGGATATTAGCTCAGTCTTTACTTTTCATTCTTAATAAGTGGAATACTTCAATGGATGGATTCAACACATTTGGAAAAATATTATTTTATATTCCAATGATACTCAATAACATATTAATCCAAATATGGTATTTTCTTTTATTTCCAATAGTTTATTTATATTTCTATTTAATAGATAAGTGGGAACCTTATATTTTAATGTTCAGATTGTTTATGTTTCAATATTTGAATGATATTTAATCCAATATTTTTATTTTTTTCTCTCTATCTGGCTTATGCCATTTACCTTCATCGTCTATTAATATAACTCCTTCATATTTATTATTTTAATTTAACTTCATTTAGACCAAGAAAATGTTTTACTATAAATTCTCTAAATGTCATAATTAATATTTATATGTTGGAATATTATCCCAATATTTCTTTTTTAATCTACTAACTGGAGCCAAGACTTCTTTTTTATCTCCAAAGTTTATTGGTTTTACTTTACCGTTTTCTGCTGCTAAAACTCTCCAACGATAATCACCTTTACCAACATAACGTTTTGGAACATTCAATCCTGGAAATATTTCGTTGTGATATTTTATTCCACCAGGAATTGATTCAACGTCAGTAATATTTGTTTTTCTTTGTTGTCTTTTCCCCTCTGTTATAAATTCGTTAAAATTTTCTACCATTTTCTTTTTACTAATTTTCTTTGATTTTGTAAATCCTGTTCCTTTACAGAATCTACATCTTCCCTTTCCATTCGGATCTCTTCCAGTTCCATCACAGTATTCACAGACTTCACCAAAATTATCTTTTACAGATTCACTAGACATTACAGAGTTTTGTTCAACATCATTTATATTATCTTTTGTTCCAAAATTTATTTTAACATATTTATAATATTTATTAACAATATCTTGAGCGCATTGTTTCGTATCTTTACAACCATCCACCATTTTTTTAACCTCTGTATTCTTTTCATTTCCAAGACGAAAGAAAGAATCAGAAACCTTCTCTATATCTTGTTCGCTCGCATTTGGATTCTTTTTTAGAAGTATTGGTTTTAGAATAGCTTTCATGTGCTCTTGAACTTCTTGAAATTTATTTTCGTGTTTGTAGTATTCAGTATCAGCCATATCATCGGCAGTGACTCCAATCTCTTGTTTGTTCATCGGCCATTCTTGTGAGTATGATGCATTAACAATTTCGTTAACAAATTCATCTACATTTTTTATTACGTGGCTCATCTATGCGCTTTTTATTTTCTGTTATATATTAAAAACTGGAAATCATTTTTTAATATATATTTTTACTACAAACCATATAATAAAATTAATATATAGAGGCATGATAAAGAATTTTAACAATTTCGTCAATGAAATACATACTCAATTAAAAAATCCACCCAGTGATATACCGTCCATTTTATTTATCAATGGATCTAGAGATTGGCTCAAGGGTGATTTGTCTTTAAATGTTTATAGAAGAAATCAAGATACATCTAATATTTTATCTCAATTTGGGCATCATGTTATTTATGGATCTGTTTATTGGAGGGCTGGCGAAATTATATTTGAAGATATGAGAGAGATAATAGAAAATAATAACATCAAAGCAATAGTTGGAAATTCTGCTGGTGGTTATGTTGCTTTTTATTTATCAAACAAATATAGAATACCAGCAATGTCTATAAATCCAGCAATGTGCTCAACAAGTGAAGCTCCTATACTTCAACCACTGCCAGATGACATGAAAAATTTACCACTGTTTCCAAAACAATTAGTAATTGTTGGTGATAAGGATAGTAAAGCCTCCGGCGGTGTAGATATGAATTTAGTTGTGGATTATTTAAAGGAAATAGGATTTGAAGAAAAAGGAGGTGAAATGTTAATATTAAAAGACACTCGTCATAGAATATCAAAAGAGCAATTTAATACGGCTTTTGAATATTTTTACAAAAAATACATGAAATTATGGAAAATTTAAAAAGTTTTGAAGGATTTCTTAATCCAAGAAAATGGGGTAAAATACCACCAATACCAGAAACGGGCGAAGCTAGACAAAAATGGTTAGCTAAATATGATCCAAAACCAGAATATGGCGATGCTAGAATAGAATGGTTAGATAAATATGATCCAGATTGGCGTGAAAGAGCAAATAGAGAAATGGATGAATATATGGAAAATAAGAGAGAAGTAGTAGCAAATGCAAATCTAGAATTTGGTAAATTTTTAGAAGGTTCACCATTCAGAATAACAAACGTAACAGAAGACGATGATGATCAAGGTGTAACTGACTATGAAATAGAATCAGATAAAAGTAGAAATGAAAATGAAATATTCTTTACATTGGAAGAATACGTATATAGAGATTATACGCTTTTATTAGTAAAAAGAACAAGAAAAAAATTTGAAATAGGTGAAGAAGATAATACTTATGAGATTGAAAGACAGATTAGAATGCCAGATATGGAAACGGGTCTTAGGTGGATAAAAAGAAATTGGAGAAAGGCATTAGATACAAAAAACACAGATACCGTAAAAGATGTAGATCCAAATAGAAATCCTGGTTGGTTTCACGATTATAAAGAAATATATAAGAGGAGAGAACCCATTAAAAGTGTTGAAATAAACTCACCAGATACATCAACATTTGATAATTATAAATTTAAATATAATAGATGATAAAATACTACGAATACATAAAAGAAAATCAAATGAAATTAGATGGAAAACATGGATTCTTCATGTTCCTTAAACTCCTTGATGATATGAAAATGAACTTCTTAAAGACAGGACATTATCTAAACACAGGGAAGTATCAATATTTCTTCACTACAGATCACATTAGAAATAAAGATCATTTTGCTGGTTATTTCAGAGATTCCCTTTCTTTAAAAATAACCTGCGTAGCTGCAAAACAACTAAAAGATAAAAGAGTATCATTTTATTTTGGTGTAAAGGACAATATGTTGGAATATGGATTCCAAGATGATATGACAAGAGAAATCTATAAAACAGGATTATTTCAGATCAATACACGTTATTTAAGAAGTTTAAAATCATATAAATGTCTATCTTTAATTGAAAATATTTTAAAGAATTCAAATATAGGAAATCTTAATCTTTTACAAAAAGTTAAAATTAATTTGAAAAATTGGTATGAAGGAAAAGGAAGCACTATCATATTAAATGAGAATATTGTAAAGAAGACTATAGAAAAAGCCAGTATAAAAGAAGACGTAAAAGATTCTAATGCTCTTCTGAGAAAATATGAAGTTTGGTGCGAAAAATTCAAATGGTTTGACAAAGTTTATTATTACGTCGATAATGAAGAAGAAAACGAAGTAACTTTTTATGTTAAAATAAAACCAAAACAAAATGATCAAGAAATAGATAATGGCGGATTTTAAAAGATATAAAGATTTCATATTGGAAAAAGAATCCAAGAAAACCTATTATGGATTTGTTTTGAATGATATTCAAATCTATGTAGATGATATAATTAAAAAGATGGAGGAATTTGATATGGAAACGTCGTTTTTATACTCACGTCATAATAGTGTATCTTTTGGATATTCCGGAACATCAAATGATGATGATGAAAATATTCAAAAAATTAAAAAATTTTTTTTAGAACATTTACCATATTTAGTTGATATAAAGAGATACGATGATGATCATCGACTGGTTTTTAATTTTGTGGAAGTTGGTGAACCTGTGAAGTTTAAATTTGTGCATAAATGAACGTTTATTTTTTTTATTCAAAAAATATTTATAAATTTGTTTGTCATTAAAATAATCCCATAAAAAATGATAACGGAAAAACAATTTGGAGCAATTTTTCATATGCGTGAAGCTTTGAAATTCAACAGATTACATTTGTTATTTAAATATATTCTTCATTTATGTCCGATTCTTATATTCTTATGGTTTGTTATTCATAATTATTATATTGTTATTCCACTTATCCTTGTAATTGGGGGCTTTTCTTGGTTAGCTAGTATAAAAATGAAATCTTTGCGAGATGTAAACATTTACGCGGCAAGGCAATTAAGAAATGAATATTTATCAGAAACTTTTAAATGAACGCTTTAATGAGAAGAGAGTCAATAAAAAATAAACCCCAGTGAAAACTGGGGTTTGTGTTTAATATCTGGATCCGATCGATCCCAGTGTAGCCGAATATGATGATTTATCTACAAATTCTTTGCCATTCCACACCGGAGTGGCATTTACTTCGCCTTCTACTTCAGCCCAAAATTTTAAATATTGGTCGGCTTTATATGGATCTGGTTCTATATATTTGCCATTACGTTCGCCACCATTTAAAAATAATTCATAGGCTTGCTTTCTGGCTCTGTGATTGAAAACATATTGTTTTCCTTTTTCTATTTTCTCTTCGTCTGTTAGAAAACCAGCACCTTTTCTTAGCGTTGATCCTACTTTTTTCCATTCGGCTTTTTTCATAGGATTAAACTCCTCGTTTGTATAAGATTCAAACGTCATTAAATGGTTAAGTTCTTTCATTTCTATATTCTTATTTTTTTATTAATCTTCGTCTTCATCATAGAAGTTTGGAAGTCCATTTATATCTTCTATTTTGGATTTTTTCTCATCTTCCCAATCTTCTTCTTCTCTACCCAATTCCTCTTTGGCTTGTTTTAACAATTTTTTTCTTGTTCCTTCACCGGGATCTGTGTTCTTACCCTCTCTCGATTGTTTTTTTCTCCAATTACCCATCAATCTTTGATAGACAGCATCTACTTCGTTGTCTTCTTCGTATTCTTCTATGGTGTCATCATCTTCATCTTCATCATACATATCTTCATCTGATAATTCTTCTACGGGCATTTCAAAAGTAACTAAATATTTAACTTCAAAAGTTTCTGATGCTCTGTCTAAATAATTCAAAGTTACATCATAAATTCTTTTCTTTTTAGCTCCTTCTGATACTTCTAATTTCAAAGATTCACTTGGATCGATATATTGAAAATCTTGCTCTGTTACAAAAAAAGACATAATAAGACCTTTTCCTGGAACATACTCGAATGTTGGCTTTTTAACTCTATCGAACATATCACCAGCTATTTTCTTAGATGTTTCTATAACGTCACCCGGAACATCTTGTATAGATCTCATTTCCTTATCAGAATCCACAGCTTCATTAACAAAATGTTTATATTTTTTAAGTACGTCCATTAATAATCTTTTATTTTTTATTTATATATTAATTTATAAAAGTCATTTTTTATCACCATATCTCTTCTCCATATGGATCTTCACCACTCAAAGTTTCTGATTCGACCCATATTGGATATTTATCTGGAGTTTCCGCAGAATCCAATAGATTTAAAAGATAGAATTGTTCAACTCCATTTTCTCTACTTTTAAGTAAAATCATGGTCATAAGGAAATGATAACCAATCAAATCAATAGTATATTCTTCTTCTTCACCAAAAAGAAATTCATCTACATTATTTGGATCTAAATTTATTGGATCTTTACATTTTCTCGCTTTAAAAGTAATTTGAGATTTTGTACCAATGTAAGGAGCAAATAAATTATCTATTAAATCATAAAATAAATCTCCGAATTGTTCGTCTGTTAAATTTTCAGTCATTTCTTCTACATTGTTGTAAGGTTCGAGTTTATAAGCCAGATTTTCTTTTCCTTCTTTTATTTCAACGGATTCTTTTAATTCTTCGCTTTCTTCTTTATTTAATTTATTTAAAAATTCTTTAGATCTTTTCACAGATGGAGTTTCACCATTAAACCAACCCATAAATTTCTTTAATCCACTGGGAGTTTTTGTTGTTTCATCTTCTACTTTTGGTTCCAACTTTTCTTTCCTTCTTTTTTCAAATCCTTCTTCATTATAATAATCAAGTAATAAAGAATAGATTTTATCTAATTTTCTTTCCATCTTTATACCAGTTTTATTAAAATATTTTGTGTAGTTTTTTAATGTAGCATCGAGCTCTTCTTCTGAAATAAGATCTTTCATATCAATTTTAAGTGGAATATTTTTAGAAAATTCTTCTATATCCTTAAACTCGTGAATTTTTTTACCAAATGTTTTGTATAATGTAAAAAATTCACGCATTTCCTCACGACTTGTAGCTGGAAATACATTTCCTTTTGGATCTTTAATTTTCATATTGAATAATTTTTCTACATCAATTCTTTTCAAATCATCTGCTATTCTATATTCATAATTATTCTTTTCAGTAAAATAATTTCTAAGATCCTCGGGTGTTTTAATTTCCTTTCTATTTTTTAATTTACCGTATAGTTGCGTAACAAAAGATCCTTGCTCAATTTTTATAGTAGAATATATTTTTTGAAGAAATATATCGTAAGGAAAAACAGGAAACATTTTTGTTAAAATATTGTTTCTCAAATATTTAGGATTAAATGTCGATTTCTTTTTGCCCATTTTTGTAAATTGAAGGGCGTGATTTACTTCGTGATAAATAAAATGTTTCCATATTTTTTTACCTCTTTTTTCCTTATAAAGAAAAGCAAAATTGAATATAAATCCGTTTTTTGTATATTTAGAAGTAGCTGGATTGAATAAAGCTTCGCCTGGAAAACTTTTATTCTTTCTTGAATCCACGTATTCTATTATAATTTTATATACATTAGTTTCTAATTTTGGAAGGATTTGTACGAAAACAACATCTTTGTTTTTATTCAATTTTTTTTGAAAATCAGCGATGGGAGTATCTTCTCTTTGGAATATGTAAATTTTGCCGGGTTCAGCTTTCGATAAAGAATCAATAATAAATTCGGATAAAATTTCTACATCCCTATTAACACCCAATCTTTCTGTAATAAGTTCATTGTATCTTTTTATGGTCGCCATGAACCTATATATTAAAAAGAAAAATCTAAATTTATTTAAAAGTAGTATTTAATTCATTTTCTTTACAAACTTCAAATAATTTCTTAAGACATAAATTTAAATACATTTTGTGTTTGAATGTAACGTACAATATACGGAAAATTGCAGCGTAAAGTATTGTCATTCCAATACATAAAAAGAAATTAATTCCAAAAAAATATAAAAACATCAAAACTGGAGAAAAAGCATAAGATTTTGATATCATAGATAATATGAGAAAAAATTTTGCTTTGTTATTATGTTCCTTTATAAAACTTTCTATTTCTTTAATCTTTTCCATCTATTAAATTATAATCTACTATAACATTTATTTTTACAATAAGATCCCCTCTTTGATGAGGATTTTTTAACAATCCTTTTCCAGTCACTCTAAGTAGATCTCCATCTTTTGTTTTTGGAGGAATTTTAAGAGCATATTTCTTTCCATCTAAATGTTCATATTCAAAGTCATATCCATCTATAGCTCTTTGATAATGAAGATTTAATTTGTAAATAAGATTTTGACCATCTTTCACATATAAAGGATCATGAATATAATTTATTTGTACGGCAAGTGTTCCAACTTTATTTGCATAATGTTTAGACTGATGACCCATGCCGCGCATATATTTAGTAAAACTATTGTCAATGGAATAAGTGTTCATAAAAGAAAGTTCTTCAGCTTTTGGAATAACTTTATCTCCATTACATTTTTCACACGTGCCAGTAGTTATCTTTCCTGTTCCGTTACAATATTTACATTTCGTAAAACCGTCACCTCCTTTTCCATCACAAACATCACATTCAAAAGTTTCGCCGTTTGGATCAAAACCAGTGAAATTACAATTATCGCATTTTATGTTGTGAGTAAACCTCAACGGTATATTGGTGTTGTTATAAACATCTTTAAGTGTTACGTTTATAGGAATTTGTATATCGAGATTCTCGGGAAATTCTTCTTTTCTATGAAAAATATCTCTAAAAAATGTATCATCAAAAGGGTTAAACCCCCCAAAAGGATTGAATCCATCTTCACTAAAAGCGAAACGAAACATATTATTGATGTTATTCGGATTGTAGTTTTTTCCATGTGGGCTTTGAACATCATACTTTTGACGCTCAGCGTCGTCGCCTATGACCGAAAAAGCCTCGTTGAATTCTTTGAATTTTGTATCATCATGATTCTGAGTAGCATCGGGATGATGCTCCTTGGCAAGCTTTCTATATTGTTTTTTTATTTCTGTTGCCGATGCATCCTTATTAACACCCAATATATTATAATAATCTTTGTTTAAGTCCATTTAAAGTCTAACTTTTTATTTTTATATATAGAAAAGATGATAATTAAGTTTGAAATATTCGGACAAATAATAAATCCATCAATGTCTTTAAAAGAACAAATTGATATAGACCCATACGGTGAAGAAAATTGGGGATCTGATAAACTACGAGTAGAAACAATTGTTCCAAAAATATCAGAAGCTAAAAAAGATCCTTTCTGGTATTATGATGAAGGAGTAGTAGCAACGGTTTCTTTTGGAGATAGAGAAATAGAAATTATTCCACGAGGTAATATTAGAGTTCAATTTGAAGAAGATGGTGATATATATAGAAATCAAGAAGCTGTTGAGGAAGCTACAAGACGTAGTTATACAGATGTAGATCTTCAAAGATTATTTGATAAAGGAATGTTTTTAAATAATAACTGGTTTGAAACTTTTGTTGATGAAGGTGATGAATCGCTTGGTGAATTAGAATATGATTATGATGATGCCATAAATGCTGCAATAAGAATGTTAAGACAATGATAACGAAATTTAAAATATTTGAAGCTAAAATTAAATGGTACTCCAAAGGCAGTTTTGAAGAGGAAGAAAACATTAAAGATAATCCGATTGAAAATTTAAAAGTTGGTGATAGAATAAAAATGAACAATCTCGAACATTGGACTTCGGGGGATTGGATAAATTATCTTGGATCTGATAGAGACCAATATCACGATATAACAAGAATTATATCGTGTGATATGGCAGATAGTCTTGCTGATGGCAAAGGTTTGAAAGAATTTGGAAACGATATTGTATTTAAAATCAGAGGTAAATGGGGGTTTTATAGATTTAAAGATTAGATATGATAAAGAAATTTAAAATATTTGAAAATAATAAATATTATGAATCTTTAATAAGAAAGATTCAATCTGCATTAACTCCAGATCTTCTAAAAGGTATGTGGAAAAAGGATTTCAGTAATCCTATGACTGGCCATTGTTATATTGCGACAGAAGCTCTTTATTGGATACTTGGAGGACCAAATGGTAAATATAACCCATATGTTCTAAGTCATAAAACTTGGCCTGAAGGATTAGATGGAGGTGAAACGCATTGGTTTTTGAAAAATGATAAAGGCGATATACTTGATCCAACTAAAGATCAATTTGAAGGTGAGGAAATAAGATATGATAAAGGAACTCCAAATGGTATGATGAATTATCCATCTGGAGGAAGCAAAAGGGCAAAAGAAATAATGAGAAGAATTGATATGTTGAAAGAAAGCATAAATGAAATGGATCCTTACGGTGAAGAAGATTGGAGTGATGAACCAAAATTTCCAATAGGATCTAAAATAAATATAGACATAGAGAATAATGATAGAGTTTATGGTATAGTCATGGATTTTGATCCAGTGACCAGAGAATATGAAGTAGAATATTATCTTAAACACAACGATAGAGATATGGGGTGGGGAATCAGAGATGAATATAGATGTTATCCGTATGTAAATGAAAGTATCTCACACGAAATAGATCCTTATGGTGAAGAAGATTGGAACGATTCTTCTAATATAAGAGATTTTAAGCCAGGAGACAAAGTATATTGTTACAAAGGAAGATATGAGGATTTAGATCCGAATAAAGAATATGAAATTGAAGGAATACATGAAGATGGTCATTTTATAACACTAACAGAAGATCCAACAAAAGCTTATTTTTTTGGAGCATTTCATAAGAAAAAAATGGACAAGGCAATAGTGATAAAAACAAATGAACAATTTAATCAAGAAAAAACATCAACGAATAAGATAAAGGCAGCGATAGAATTTATCAGACAAACCATAAAGGGAACTGAGTGGGAAGGTAAAGTTTATATGGCTGGTGGTGCTGTTCGCGATGAGTTGTTGGGGAAAGATCCTAAAGACATTGATTTGCTTGTAAATGCTGAAGATGGAGGCATTCGATTCGCCGAATGGATTACTAAAGAATTGGGCATATATAGAAAATATAAAAATCCTGTAGTTTATCCGCGTTTTGGAACTGCTAAATTTACTTTAAGAAAACAAAAATACAATGGAATTGATATATCAGATGTTGATATTGAATGTGTTATGCCAAGAAAAGAAGTCTATTCAAAGGGTGATCGTAAGCCTGATGTTTATCAAGGAACACTGAAAGATGACGTTGACCGCAGGGATTTCAGCGTAAATAGTCTTTTAAAAGATTTAACCAGTGGTGAAATTCTTGATTTAACTGGCATGGGTAAAGATGATATAAAAAGAGGAATAATTCGAACACCACTCGATCCAGATATTATATTTACAGAAGATGCACTTAGAATGCTAAGGGCCGTGAGATTTTCTGTAAAATACAATTGGGATCTTCCTATGTTTATGATAAAATCAATGAAGAAAAATGCTAAACAAATTCAAAATATATCATCAGAAAGAGTTCAAGAGGAATTAAATAAAATGATAGTTACTGATTTTCCTGATAAGGCGATTCGTTTATTACAAATAACAGGATTGAGTAAATATATTTTTCCAGAGTTAGATAAATTAAAGAATTTAACTCAAAACAAATTTCATAAATATGATGCTATGCGTCATACATTAGAAGTTTTGAAAAACACACCACCTGATCTTATTACACGATTGGCTGCGTTGTTTCACGATATTGGAAAATCGAAGACTAAAGAAATTATAGACAATGAAGTTCATTTTTATGAGCACGAGCGTATAGGTGGATTTATGGTTAGAGATATAATGAAAAGATTAAGATATCCAAGTGAAATAATAAACGCTGTAGTTGCCGCGGTTGAAAATCATATGAGAACAAAACAGACTGGAGATAAAGGCGAGATAAGTGATAGAGCTTTAAGAAAACTTCGACTAGATCTAGGAGATCATCTTCAATCAACACTGGATTTAATACATGCAGACAATATTTCACATTCAGAAGAAGCGAATATGCCAAATCAAGTGAGTAATATAAGAAGAAGATTTAAAGAGTTAGAAGAAAAAGATAAAGATTTTCCAAAGAAATCTCCTTTAAATGGCGATGATGTTATGGAAATACTTGGAATTAAAAAAGGACCCGTTGTTGGGAAAATACTAAAAATATTGGGTGATATGTATCTAGACGATCCTTCTATGAGTAAAGAAGAGCTTACAGAAATAGTTAAAAAATTATATGAAGAATTAAAATGATATTTAAAAAACATATTAATTTTAGAATAGACAATAAGGAAGATCTTATGAGTCAAAGAATGATAGAAGTTCTAGAAAATGAAATTATAGAAAACGGATATATTTATTTACATTTATATACTGAAGGATATGTAACTCAAGGAAGAAATAAAACTTCTATGGCCGGTGTCAGTGAAATAAATTTAACATATGATGATTTGGAAAATTTAGATTTTGAAAATTTAATTAAATTGGAAAAAGAAAAAATAAGAAAGAAAGAAGAATATAGAGAAAAAATGAAAGATGTTGATCCTTATGGTGAGGAAGATTGGGAAATAAATGAATCAGCGCAAGAAAATTATGAATTTTTAAAAACAAAAGCTATAATGTATAGTGATTGGAATGAAATGATAAAAGTAGTTATGAAACTTCACGAGCTAGGTCAAAGAACATACAAAACATTAGAAGAATATCAAAGAAGTAATAAACTATACAAATTCTTTTATTTTCAGGCGGGTGATGGATATTTTGTTAGAAGTGAAAGTAGTAATTTTTTAAATATATACGGATTAGAACCTATGTCATTTGACGATTTTATGAAACTGGGTAAATCGAAATATACAAAAATAGAAGGAGATTCAGAAGTTGATCCTTATGGTGAGGAAGACTGGGGATGGAGGATAGAAGAACAAATTCAAGACATTGATCCTTATGGTGAGGAAGACTGGGGAAATTATAATAAATTAAAACATATTAAACTATTTGAACAATATATTGATCATAGTGATATTGATCCATACGGCGAAGAAGACTGGGAATACGATAATTTACCTCCAGTTTTACAGATAGCCATAAGACAAAATAATAAACCATACGATCAAATAACTGTATTGTATTGTCATAATAATCAATTAACTAGTTTAGAAGGAATAGAAAATCTAGTTAATCTCGAAAAACTAATTTGTTATGACAATCAATTAACTAGTTTAGAAGGAATAGAAAATCTAGTTAATCTTGAAAGATTAGGTTGTTCTAATAATCAATTAACTAGTTTGAAAGGAATTGAAAAATTAGTTAATCTCAAAGTGTTGTGGTATAATAGTAATCAATTAACCAGTTTAGAAGGAATAGAAAATCTAGTCAATCTTGAAAGATTAGGTTGTTCTAATAATCAATTAACTAGTTTGAAAGGAATTGAAAAATTAGTTAATCTCAAAGAATTAAATTGTCAAAATAATCTTTTTTCAAAAGACTATGAAGAATATTTAATAAATTACTGTGAAAAAAATAACATATATTTAAATGTATAACAAATTAAAATATATTAATTTATTTGAACAATGGAGTGATGTTGATCCTTATGGTGAGGAGGATTGGGAAGATAAACAAGGTTACAAAATTGGAGATAAACTTATTTGTAAAGAAGATATTTACAGCACCAACGGATTGCATTTTTTATTTTATAAAGGAAAAAAATATGAAATAATGGATAGAAGTAGTAGTCTGCGTGATTGTCATTATGTAAAAACTGCACAAGGATGGCCGTATTTATTTAGTGATAGAAGATTATCTCAAAATTTCGATAAAGTAATCGAAGAAAATAAATTGATAAAAGAATTTAAAAGTTTTTCTGCACCAAAAAGAACTTTTTCAGCAAAAGACAAAGTTTTTGAGCACAAACTACATAAAAATCAAATTCAATTATTAGATTATATAAGAGATTTAAGTAATAAGACTAAAATGACAACTAAATTATTTGAAGAATACTTATACCCCGATTCACTTATTCCAATAAGTGATATTTTGACGAAATTCGTCTATGAAAAATTCATGTGGTGGTACAATCGTAAAGGCATTGCTAATTTCTCAGATAATTATACTTTATATATGGATGATTTTGATGAGGACATTCCAAAAAACGATGATTTTCCTCTTCGTGTTTTAAGATTAAAAACAAAATTTGTTGTTTTGAAAGATTGCCCAAACACAGGAACTTATGGTTTTGCATCTTGGTTTAGAGAAAAAGGAGATCCTGATATAAATTTTAGTCAGTCTTATATTTACAGAGGTAAGATAAATGCTTCTATGGAATGTAATGTTCATTTGGGAAACTCTTTTGAACCCGATTTTCTAAAAAATAGAATAGATCAAGTTATTAGGCACGAGCTACTACATCTATATTATTTTTATAAAAAAATAAAAAAAGGATATAAGATTAATAAAGACTATATTTCCAACCTTTTTCTAGAATTATCGTATAGTTTTACGCATGTTGAGTTATTATGTAATTTTTTACAAACATGTTATATGTTTACAAAAGAAACAGAAAAATTGTCTAGATTAACCATGGCGTCATCAAATGGAGTCACAACAAGAAAAGATGTAAAGGCATATTATATTATAGAAAATATATTTAAATATGAGAACGATTTTGAAAATTTTTATAATGAATTAGATAAACAAATGCGTAGAAAAGGATATACTGAATTAGATAATTTTCCAAAACTTTTCTTGGAAGAATACATAGAAAATTATGATAAAAAGGTTCCAGATAGTATCAAAGGCATAGATAAACTGACATTTAAAGAATTTGTTAGAAAATTCTTCAATATGATTATGAGACACAAAAAAGAATTTTTAAAGAAATTAGATAAAGAAATATATTCTAAAAATTTAAATTAAAAAATATGAAAGATTTATTATATTTTATATATTTTGCTTCTATTGGAACCATAATGATATTATTATCTTTAATAATTTCTATTATCGTATTTGCTTTTTATCCAATATGGTATATTTCTCAAAAAATTAAATAACAGGATAAATTTCATTTTCTAGGGAAGAGATGGAATCAAATTAGCTCTTGAATTATTTCTGGAAAAACTCCCAATATTTCAGTTTTTTTATTATCGTAGGGTATCTTGTTTAAGATATATCTCATAGCATTTAATTTTGCAAATCTTTTATCATTAGAATCTACTATGACCCACGGAGATTTCTCAGTAGAAGTTTTTCTAAACATTTCTTCTTTATAAGCTGAATATTGATCCCATTTCTCTAAAGCTTTTGCATCGTTTGGACTGAATTTCCAATATTTTAGTGGGCTGGTCTTTCTTAAATTGAATCTAGTTTCTTGAGTTTTATCAGTTATTGAAAACCAAAATTTTATAAGATAATAATTAGAATCTATTAATTTATATTCAAAAGGCAGAACTTCTTTCATAAATTGTTCGTATTGTTCTGTCGTACAATAACCCATCACTGGTTCTACTACAGCGCGATTATACCAACTTCTATCATTAAAGGCTATTTGTTGTGTTGTGGGTAGAGCTTCGGTATATCTTTTAAACCAGTTTGTTTTTTCTTCTTCCGTAGGTATTCCATAAGTGTTTATTCTAAAATATGCTGGATGTAAATTTTCTGTTGCTGTGCGTATAAACGAACCTTTGCCCGCCGTATCCCTTCCGTCAAGGTTTATTATCAATTTTTTATTATTTTCTGCTAACCAATCTCTCATTTTCAATAATTCAATATGAAGAGCAGCTTTTTCAATTTCAAATCTTCTTCTTTTCATTCTAAATTTTGGAGCATCAGCTACAACTTTACGCCATTCATCAAATTCTTTTCCACTCAAGTATGGATCGTAATAAAGATCTTCAGTGTCAACATCCCTTATATCAATGTCTTGCTCTTCATTATACATTGTGCGAAGACGTTCGGGTATGGTTGAAATATAATCGTTGAAATATCCTTCTATTTTCTTTTCTTTTCCCTTCAACATCAAATTGTTTATGCCTCTAAAAAATGTATCTATGTTTAAATTTTCAATAACTTCTTTATCGACGACATTAGCAATTTCTTGTAAAAATGGTTTATCTATCTTTCTTATTTCACCTTTTAATATCTTATTCTTATATGTGGTCAGAAGACGAATCAAGTCAGCTTCTAACTTTTCAATAGAGTCTTCACTTCCAAAATAAGATTTTATATTATGGAGAAGTTTTGTAATATCCTTTTTTAAATTTTCATTCATAAAATCACCGTAATCGTTTATCATAAGAAAAAATAAGATTCTTTTTATGCTATATATAAAATTAATTTTTTCTAAAATTAAACTTTGTTCATACTTTATAATAAAAAGATATTATGAAAAAGTTTTTAATATTATTTTTAATTCTATTTTCTACAACCATTTTCGGACAAGTAGATACTAATCTTTATTTAGATCTCACAAAAAAAGAAATCAAAAACAGATTAAAAGAAAATTTTGACAAAGTAAAAATTGAAGCGAAGTTATGTGTTGTTGTAGATAGTTTGGGTAAATGGACATTGGATGATAATCATTACACATATCTATTTACTTATAGAGAATATATAACCTCTTACATATCATCGTTTACTTTTGATAATTATACAAATAAATGTGAATTTTATTATATCAAAGTAAACAATTTAGATCCATTCTACTTCTATTATATAGAATATTTTGATAAATCATATGAAAAAGAAATTGAGAGAACAGTCTGGTATGATCGTAAAAACGGAATTAAAATAATAATGCATTTTTATAATGATCTTAGTGGATTAGGAATCTACTACGAAAAAATTAAAAATTAAATATGGAAAAGAAAGAATTTGATTATTTAAAAGGCAAAGAAATAAGAGAAGCTAATAAATTAGTATCTCCTTATTTGTATATTGTTGAAGTAATGCGAGACGGACATCCCGAATATATCAAAGCAATAAATGATGGTCGAAGAATTCAAGTAGAAACATCTGGTGGAATTATAACAAAAATAGTGGATATTGGTTAATTAATACTATTTGAGGGAAATATAGTAAAATTTTTATAATTTAATTTTAATATATATCTCTATGGTGTATAAATTTGATGATTACGTATTTGAGAAAAAATTAGAATTCTTTCTTTTATCTATTGATGAAAATGCAACAATAGAATCGTTTAAAGAAAGAGTTGTAAATTTTTTGCGTAATAACGTAAGCAACAAACAACAAGCAAAAGAGTTTCTACTCAGAACTGCCGAAAAATTAAAATTAAAGAGATCTCTTATTATATTTTTGGTAAGTACTGTCCTTTCTTTCAATCTATTAACTAAATTTGAAATATTAAATGTATTTAGGGAAGGAGGAGATAGATCAGTATATGAGTTAGTATATAAAGAATTTAAAGGTGAAAATGAAATGGATAAATTTCTCGATCATCTCGCTCATAGAGAATCCTCGGGTCGTTATCACATTGTAAAATCAGATCCGAGTGGAACACATGTTTATTTAGGAGCTTTTCAATTAAGTAAAATAGCTTTAAAAGATATTGGTGTTCAAGTTGATGTAAACAAATTTAAAAAAGATCCAAGTGTATTTCCACCTGAAAAACAAAAAGAGGCTGTTACACAATATCTGAAGAAAAACGAACAATATCTAAAGAATTATTTTGGTTATATCGGAAAGACTATAAACGGTATAGAGGTGACTAAATCTGGTCTTCTAGCAGCAGCACATTTAGTTGGTCAAGGCAAAGTTAAGAAATTTTTAAGTACCAACGGCGAAAAAGATCCTAGAGATGGAAATGGTGTTCGTTGCTCAACTTATATGTCAGAATTTGCCGGTTATAATATTGATTAATTTTAACTCAAAGAATTATCTCCAAAACCAAAATCTAATCCACCGTCCTTTCTACTTTCTTCTAATACAGTAAAATCAAATTCTTCTCCTTCTTTTATTTCAATTCCATATTTATCATTGAAATATTCCGTAGCGTAATCATCAGCCAAATAGTAAATCTCACCAGCCTCACCAATAGATGAAAAATAAACGTGATCTTCTATTAAAAGTTTTTCTAATTCGTTTGAAAATAATATAATATTCAATACACTTTGAATTTCCTTCATATCAAGTTTTTCATCTCCACATTGTTTAAATTTATATTGACTATATGGAACTATTTCATTTAACAACATTGATGCTGTTATTTTATTCTCTGTAAAAAAATTATTGAGAGTTGGTGAAGTTTTTATTTTACGAACTATTTGCTTGGAATAACTTATTGTTTGGAAATCGAATTGATAACCACATTCAGTAAAAAATCTATTTATTTCGTCGTTTAGAGGAGAAGAAGACATTTATTTGATTTTATTTTTATATATTATTTTTTAAATTTAGCCTTTGTTACATTTTCCAGAAAATTCGATCCTGGAAACATAAGATCTATGTTCAACAGATACGTATCCAAATTTTTATCATAATCATATCCTTCAAATTTTATATTATCAAAATTATCAAATAAGGATAGTGCATATTTATATTCTGGTTCTTTTTCGAAAAAGAAATAATCTCTTTCATTTAACTTGTATTCTTTGAATATTTGAGTATTAAAATAAGAGGAAGTTGTTATAAAACTCACTTCATCGAATACAGTTCTAAAACCTTTTCTCATGAAAGTTTCAAAATCTAAATCTAAATATTCTAAAATAAATTTAATATTATTTGAAATATTGAAAGCATTTTCAACCGCAACATATTTCAAACCAGTTGAATCTAAATTCATTCCCATCTTATTTAACATGACATTCATTAACGTGGGGAGAATATCCCAACTGTAATAAAAAAATGTAGGAAAGAAATCTGCTTCGGGAGTTCGTATGAAAATAAAACGAAAATCTTTATAATTAAAGTCTATAAATTTTCCATTTGATTGATAATCACCCGTTTTAAAAATATCTTCTAAGATTGTAGTATCAGTTTCGTGTGGAATTAATATTTTTATAAAATCATATGTTTTCTTATCTTTATAAACAAAAGGAATTTCATTACGAATTTGACGCTCATCCAATTTTGTAGAAACTTCTTTTAAAAGTTTTATAAATTCTGGTTTATCTAATTTCCTGCCCATACAATTCCGTTAATTCTTTTTTAGCTTCTATATATGAAGGAAAAATTTTGATTCTCGAATATTCCAAATCATTATCCAATAAATATTCTCATCCATACCATTTCCTTTCTTTAATAGCGCAAAACCATGTCGCGTTAGTTCTTTTCTTAGTTGTAAAGGATGTTTTGGATATTGTCCATGAACCTATCTTTTTATATCTTACTATTTTATATTTTTTCTCCATATCAATCTTCCCAATTTTCCTCACCATATTTTATTTTCCTTCAAATTCTTTTTTATCTATAGATTGATAGAATTCGTCAAAATGAAAATATTTATCGTATACTCTTCTAACATCTTCATAAGTTAATGTTGGAAGAATTTTTTCTAATGAAAAATGTTCCAATTCAATAAACTTATAACCATTGTTATGAAGCATAATGTTTTCTTTTTCAAATTTATTTTTATAATATTTCTTAGTTATATCAAATCTTTTCTTTGTTAAATATTTATCTGGATTGTCTATTATATTTTTAACAATAGATTGAACCTTATCCACATTACCATTTGATGTTTCTGTTTCAAATACAACTACAGTGGAATTGTTTGTAACATCTCTATTATAACAATGAAAATAATAAACCAAACCGTTGTTTTCTCTAACTTCTTGATATAAAGGAGATTTCAATCCACCGCCTAACATACGAGTAATAAATTCCATGTAGGCGAAATCATCACGAATAATTGGTGATAAGTTTATGATAGAAGTTTTATCTTTATATTTGTTTCCCTTTTCATAAAGAAAATTTTCATTCAATTTAAATTCTAATTTTTTATCATATGTTTTGTTATCAAATTCAACATTGGAGAAAAATTCTTCCATTTTTTTATCCGAACTTCTTGATATATCAACGATCATACTGGGTCTTCTATATTGAAGCTCAAAAAAATCTTGACAATCTTTCAATGTCAAACCTTCCAAGTCTTCTAATAATCCAATAGCTTCATAATTATCATACAATTTTCTAAATAGATTTTGCATATGAGAATCAGATTGTTTGTTAAAAGAATCTTTATATTCTTCAATGACTATCTTTTTCTCATTTTGAAATTGCTCTTCTGTTATGTTAAAATTCTGTAAATGCTCGAAAAATGTTTTCTTCCATTTCTTTACTTTTTTATCCATTCCAGTCATGTAAAAAACTATTTCTTTGTCGGAAGTATAGGCATTCCAATGAACAGCATCCATTTCAAAATCTTCCATCAAACTATCTATGCCTTTACAAACAAGATGTTCCATGATATGAGATATTCCATAGATTCCCTTTTTTTCGTTCATGACACTGCCATAATAACCAATATAAAATCCAGACAGTCCAATTTTGTTTTTTATTTTCTTGTATCCCATTGTTTTTATTTTTAAATATTATATTAATTTTATAAAAATTAGTTTACTGATTTATTTTATCATTTGTTTATAACATTTTCTACAAAGTGGTATGTAACTTTCATTTCCACCAACTTGCACTTGTTCACCATCTGTTAAAATTTGTTTTACAAATCCATCTGCCACCTCTATTTTTGAATATCTGACATTGAGAACAGCTTTTTTATTACATTCAACACAAAGAGTTTTTAATTCTTCAATTTGGTCTGCTAAAATAAGCATGTATGTAGATCCTTCAAAGGGTTCCATTCTAAAGTCACTTCTTAAACCATAAGCTATAACTGGTATATCTAATTTATCAACTATATCTGATAGTTCAAAGATATGGTGTTTTTGAAAGAATTGCACCTCATCGACAAGAACGCAATCAACTGAATAAGGTAGATTATCTATATAATTAAATATGTTAGTATCATCACTGACTGGTATGGCTGGTTTTTCCAATCCTGTTCTGGATTTTACTATATTTTTACCGTATCTATCGTCATGATTTGACGTGAAGATTATCGCCTTTTTATGATGTTCTTCATAGTTATAAGCCACTCTTAATAAATCTAAACTCTTTCCACAAGACATGGATCCATATCTAAAATATAATTTCGACATTAAACAAAAAATCTAACTTTTTTCCAATTCCCATATCTATAATATTATATCTTCGTATCTATCAGGAGCATCGGGATAAAAATCCTTCAACATCCCCCATTTTTTTAATTCTTCAAAATCACTTTTAGATAATTGTTGTAGTTTTACACCTTTTGCCCAATTAAACATAACTCTTAATTGAGATTTCGTAAAACCACCAACTGTATTCTCGGGCTCAGTTTCTACTTTCTTTTTCTTTACATCTTTGGAATCATTAGAATGCAATCCTAAAACTTCTTCTATATAATTCAGTCTTCCCTCTATGTTATTTAATCTATCTATTATACTATCCATAATTTTCAATTTCTTTTATAACTCTATCTATTTGTCTTCCAAGTTCCATTGGAAGCATTGTTTGTGAGCGACACTGCTCGAGCAAGTGTTTCATATGCATGGAAACATTTAATAATGCTGCGATATCCTTTTCCATATGAGGATCATATTTTTTATTATTATTTAAAAATTCAACTTGTTCTTTAAGTTTTTGATTTTCTAAACGTAAATATTCTAATTCATAATTTGGTTTCTGATCACCCCAGTCTGGTAATGCAAAAGGGTCCTTTTTCTTTCTCATTAAAAAAGCGTATTTTTTATTTATACGAAAATTTTAATAAAAGGTTTTTAATATATAATAAAAAGAAATTGTCAACAAATGAAAAATTTAATTACAAATTATAAAATATATGAGAATATTAACGATCCTTATGGTGAAGAAACATAAGATATTAAACCAGTTCTCAAGAAAGAAAAGAAAACTTGTTTCTTTGTAGATTATGGTGATTTTGATGAATTTGTTCAACAAGTATATGGCGACGGAGATTACGAATTTGTGGCTAATCAAGAAGCAAACAACGATTCGATTTATAGATTTAATGCAACTGGAGAAATAGAAGATTATGATAAAGAAGGTGCTGAAGAAATAAGAAACGGGCACATCGAAAATAATGATCTATTATTTGATGTTCTATGTGCAGACGGTTATATCGAACCTGGTGAATATCTTGTTGACGTTTGTTGGTAAATATTAGATGGAAATATTTATTTTCTTATCAATAATTTTTCTAATTTTTTGACAGATTCGCTGAAAACTTTATCTCCTACTATTTTTTTCAAAGCTGCCATTTCTTCCAAAACAGGAATCAGAGCATCGACAATTTCTTCCAATTGATCTATTTCTTCCTTTTCACTCATTACTTTCTTTTTACTTATATTTGTCATAATTTATATAAACTCTCTGGTTTTGTATAAAATCTAACTTTACCGAGTAATAATGTACTAACTTCTACAAAACAAGTACACTCTTCTGGTGTCGTACAATCACAATATTCAACCTTTGGTACATGATCTGTGATATTTAATAATGTACATGGAACACCTGATATAATATAATTGAGGAACGCCTGTCTAACATAATTGGGGCTGTAATAGTATCTTTTTCCAATTATTAATTTCATTGGTTTTTTATTTTTGCCTTCAATTTTTATTGATTTTATATTAGCTATCTTATCGAAAACTTCTTCTAATCTTCTCAGAGCTAAATTCGCTCTTTTATATTTTGAAACTTTTGGATGTAGTTTATTTATTTTCCCAAATAGAGAAACAGCCATCCCTTCTAGATGCTTAAACCTATCCATATATTTATTCAATTCTTCTTTACTAAATTTAGTTTGACTTTTTGAAGCTTCTGATATATAATCTTTATAATTGTCTAACATTTTTATTTATTTTAATTTTCCCAATCTTCTTCACCATAAGGATCAAATTTTGAGACTATTCTTTTCGCTTTATATTTTATTTTTTTACCAGCTAATCTAAGACCAGTTACTATTCCAAATAAAAATGTGTACATTTCATCAACTCCATCTTGATTGGCAGTTACTCCAAACATGAATTGGTGATTTTCTACATACAAATTTATTCTTCCATCCTCTGTTCTTATTTCCAAATCTGGATAATGTTGCCATATTAGTTCCACCTGTTCTCTAATATCTTTATCAGTAATATCCTTGCCCTATCTTCCGGCCATTTCAAATATATCTTTATACTTTTGAATCATTATTTCATATTATTTTCATATTTCAATTTCAATAATAAATAATCTGTAACTAAATCATGAATTTTTATATTGTCTATATCTCCAAGGCTTACTTTAACAACTCTATTTTCTTCTGTTACTTTTACACTCGATTGCTTAAAATCATTATAATTTATAGTTAATAAACAAATATGATATTGACCCACATTATTATCTTCTTTAAATAAAACTTTATCAACTTCAATTGGAAAAAGATTGTTTAAAACAACGCCAGTCTTTTCGTGAAGAATACGCCTTACGTTTTGAGTAGCTGTTTGATCATCATTAAAATCATCTTTAATAGAAGTTAAATAATAATCCACTGTATTGTATTCAGACTTATCTTTATATTTAAATTTAAAAGCAGGGCATTTTTCATATTTTAAAAGTATGAAACCTTCGTCTTTAAAATAAGGCAATATAACAACTTGAGCGTTACTTATAATAATATCCTTCTCATCAAATTTCACGATGGATATCTCATCATTTTTGAAGAGATCTTCATTTTCTTCGCGTTTTGGTTCGTTTTTCTTTATTTTTGTGAATTTTTCCATATTATTTATTTATTTCTCTAAATTTTTCAAAAGCATCATCCACTATTTCGGGTAACATTCTTATATCAGCAATATTAAAATCAGATCTGACATGTAAATTCCATTTTTGAATCACTTTTATACCTATTTTATCCGATGGTTTTGATTCTAAAACACTCGGTGAATCATCTACCATAACATCTGCATTATCCCATTTGTCCTTAGATCTCTTGACAAAAGCAATATCGTCATATTTAATTCCATATCTATTCAACCATCTTACAGCCTCTTTCTTAGAATTTTCATCTGGTTGATTAGAAACTATTCTCAACAATATTCCATTGTGCTGAGTATAATCATATGTGTCTTTCATAGCTTCAATTACTCCATCGTAAGGCTTAGACACTTCCCAAGTTTCTGCTTTATGTTTATTAAACCAATCATCGGCATTTTCTCCATCATATTCTAATCCACGATACCAGTACCATTCATCAATATTTCTCGCAGGAACTATAATGTTATCTGGAAAATATTTTTTATATATCACATTAAAACTCTCTGTAAAATAATTCAATACTCCATCAAGATCCACTCCAAGTACTCTTTCTTCCAGCTGAGAAAATTTTTCGAATGTTTTAATCATTAAAAAATCTTTTATTTTACGCTATATATAAAAAACAGAAAATATAATTTAATATATAAGTAGAGAATATTTTGTTTTATATTAATAAAAATATTAAATTAGCGACAGCGTTGTAAAAAAGAATCTATAGAAATGAAATTCACAGAATTTTTAAAAGAAAAGTACGAAAACCTAACGTGGAAAAGTACTGAAGATTATAAACCAGAACCAGTTGTAGAACAATGGGGCGGCCGTGGTAGAGATGACGATGACGATGAACCAAAAGGAAAGGGCAAAGAAGAAAAATCTCAAAAAGTTTTCAATGTTGGTGATGTATTAGTTTTAGTTGATAATAAAAAATCTTCCAAACTTCCTATTGATGCTTATGATTTTCTCATGACATATAAAACTTTTACTGTTAAGAAAGTAAATGAAAAGGGGAAAATAGATCTTGGTTGCAGAATATCTAAGAATACACCAGAAGGAGGAGTTGAAAAAATTTACATGTTCTCAACAAATAGATTTGAATTGGCTAGTGGCGAAAAGGCCCAAACAGCGGCTGACGTTCCACCTACAATCGAACCATTAGGAGAAACTCCACCAGTAGAGGAATCTCCAGATACTAATCTTATTTGATCGTTTTTAACTTATTTAACTAAATACAAAGAATTATGGTTTTATAGTTTTTAACTTATTCAGTCCGTTAAAAATATTTACTACCCTCGTCTGGATCGTTGCATATGACGGCATAGCATTCCATGATGCACTGTTTGGTTTTTGAATTATAGCAGTGAACCATATAGTACTTCCTATTTTTATATTTTTAGAATCTGGAATGATAGCATTAAATTGAGGTCCACCAGATATAGCCTCTTCTAATTTTGCTAATCTATCTTTGTCTGTTATAACCCCAGTGACTTGAAGTATCTCAACCGGACCTTCTACTTTTTCGATACTTCCGTCTTCTAGTTCTCTTAAAGCAACAATATCCGATGAAAGCGGTTCGAACTCTTTCGACTTTTTAAACTCAGTCGCTTTCTTCTTTTTAAACTCTTCAAAATCTTTTGTTATATCTGACATATTATTCTTCATCATTTTCTGGTATATCATTTCTAATAAACCAACTTATCACATAATCAACAACTTTTTGATAATCTTCAACGTTATATGTGTATATTTCACCACCATCATTTACTTCAATAGTTCTGTCCCCGTCTTTCCAACTAACAGTTAAAACGCTTTTACCGTCGTCATATCCTAAATAGTTATGAAACTGGTCATAATTTAATGGATAATCTTCTGGAATCCTGACATAAATTAAATTTAAGTAATTTACATTGGCGTTTCGAATCTGATCCGTCTCACCGAAGTTCTCCTCACCATAAGGATCTAACTCACTTACTTGCTCAAAAAATTTATTATATGATTTAACTATAGCCATTTTTATTCTTATTTATTCGGCTGGCGGAGTTAATGGAAGTTGCATAGGAGTAAACTTCTTCTTCGCTTTTATCTTATAATTCGTGAGTCTATTCATAGTTCCTTCTTTTCCGATAATTTCCATAATATCAAATAGTGATGGACCAAATCCCATACCTGTCAAAACTAGACGCAATGGCGGGCCGACTTCATTAAAGTTCAATCCTGCATCTTTTACGTAATCTTCAAAAGCTTTCTGAATATTCTCTGATGTCCAATCCTGTACTATTGACAAAGCTTCTTTAATACCAGCTATTATAGCAGGAGATTTATCATTCCATTTATTCTTTACAGTTTTTTCATCGTATTTCGTTGGAGGCTCAAATAAATAAAGCGAAGCTTCATAAATATCAGAAATGAAATTAGCTTTACCTTTATTCATCTCAACCATTTTTTCAATAGTTCTATCTGGAAGATCAATTCCTCTTTCTTTTAATATTGGTTTTAATTGAGCTACAACTTCATCATCTGGTAATTGTTTTAAATATTGACCGTTGTACCATTTTGCTTTATCAATGTTGAATCTAGCTCCAGCCCTACCGCAACGCTCTAATGAGAATGATTTGATAAGTTCATCCATAGTCATTATTTCCTGCTCTGTGCCAGGATTCCAACCAAGAAAAGCTAAAAAGTTTACAAAAGCTTGTGGAATATAACCCTGTTCTTTATATCCTTTTTTCATCTTAGTTGGATCATTTGGATCTGGATAACCTAATGGAAATACAGAGAATCCTAACTCGTCTCCCATTCTTTTTGAAAGTTTACCTTGCCCGTTTGGATTAAGTAATAAAGCCAAGTGAGCAAATGCTGGAGCTTTCCAACCAAATGATTCATAAAGAAAAACATGAAGTGGAGCTGACGGAAGCCATTCTTCACCGCGAATAACATGACTTGTTTTCATTAAATGATCATCAACAACATTAGCTAAATGATATGTTGGAAGACCATCCGACTTGAACAGAACTTTATCATCTAAAGTATCCGTGTTAACTACAATAGTTCCACGAATAACATCGTTAACAGTTATAGTTTCATTTGCTGGAAACTTTATACGCACTACATGTGGAACTTTTTGAGATATTAAGTTATTTACTTCTTCGGGTGAAAGAGTAAGAGAGTTTTTCATGGTCATACGAGTTTTATGATCGTATTGGGGTGATTGTACACCTTTTTCTATGAGTTTTGATTTCATATTTTCTATATCTTCTGGAGTATCAAAACAGTAGTATGCATGACCATTATCTATAAGTTGTTTTGCGTATCTTGGATAAATATCATATCTCTCTGATTGACGATAAGGTCCATAAGGTCCACCAACCCAAGGCGATTCATCTGGAGTCATACCACACCAATCAAGGGTGTCTTGAATATATTTTTCTGCTGTAGGTACAAAACGTGTTTGATCGGTATCTTCTATACGTAAATAGAAAACTCCATTATATTTTTTTGCGAAAAGATAATTGTAGAGAGCAGTGCGAACCCCACCCAGATGTAAGTTTCCGGTTGGCGACGGCGCGAACCTGGTGCGAACCGCTCCGTCGATGTTCTCTTTTATCATTTCGCAAAATTTATCGAATTCTGTTAAATTAATCAAATTCATGTTTTTCATGTTTTTATTCTTTATTTTTTATTTTCCAATAATAATTTCTGAACAATGTTTTTTTATCTGATGAATTTTTAATACCTCTATATCCATGACCTTCTTTTCTAGCTTCATGAAAAGATTTGAATACTTTTATCAAATTCATTTTATCATCATATTGTTCTATTTCGACCGGTTTAGAATTGTCTTTCGGATCATATTTAACAAGTGGAAAATAATCATTCTTGTATCTCCAGTAATAACCACCCGCCGTATTAAAATTCTTCATTCCTTTACAACATTTATTTATGTGTGCATGATTAATTCCAGTTTCTCTTTCAGCGTCACGACTGGAATCATATTCTTTTACTAAATCATTATTATCAATTCTATATTGACATACAGTTTTTCTCAAACTGGCAATTTTCAATTTTAATTTTGTTTCATCTCTATGTTTTAAATCTCTTTCAACATATGGAAAGTAATTATCTTTATATCTCCAATACACTCCGTGTTTTCCGGGAATTGTTATACCTTTACAACTAAGAGCTATAGTTCCTGGTTTATGCCCGTTTTTTCTGCTAGCATCAGCCAAAGAATCGTATTCAGCCAAGAGCTTATCAGTTCCTATTTCATACTCACAAATATTCTTTACACGTGGATCATTCATAATTCTTTTTTTAATATGTTCTGGTGATAATTTTTTTCCTGTCCAATAATCAACTCCTTGACCGCCACTAGTATCATTCTTTAATTTATATCCCCATTGCTTAATTTGAGAAATCCAGTAACGTTCAAGATTATCGATATTATCAGCATCTCCTTCATCGAGTATTTCTATCAATGGTTTCAATCCTTGATTTTTTAGCCATAAAATCCATTTTGTTTTAGAAGTCCAAGCATTTTTTAAATTTGAAGGTCCTAGATGTCTCCATAATCTTTCTTTCATGTTTTTAGTCTTCCCAACGTATTTAATTTCTCCATCAGTGGGATCACTTAATGTATATATGTAGTATTTTGGTCTCACTTCTTCTTGTTGTTCATTTATAAAAATATTAAATTTTATATTCATTTGTCACTATATATTAAATTAAAAAAATGTTTTTATATCTTCACTTTAAAATAACCACACAATCTTTTTTCTCTAGTGCAAAAGTATCGAATTTTTTTATATTTCTAGCCATTTTTCAATATTTTTTTTTAATCCCACCAGGCTCTCCAACTCCACATTTCTTGTTCGTCATTCCAATCCTCCTCACCATAAGGATCCATATCAGGTCTTCCATACCATCTTTTACTACCTAATTCTTCGGGTATCATAGGACCACCATCGATCTCATCTGGTGAAGGCACCGACCAAAAAGGTTCCATTTCATTATCTTCTACATCTTCTTCACCAACTGGTTGTAGTCTAGATCTTTCTATATTATCAAAATATAAAGTATCTGCTGATAAAAAGGTTGGATTTCCTTTATCATCATAATCATCTATTTCTATACTCCCAACCTCTATGTTGTTCCCACCGTTTTCTATTATATCATCAATAGCATCACTCAAATTCTCTAAACTATCAAAAGCATTTGGCGCGAACGCGGCTTTATCGTCTCCCAAATTTAAATAATCTTTATAACCACATACTATTTCCCACCACGCTGGAAGACCTCCAGCTCTACCAACAACTTCCAATCTAGCTTCGGGCAGCATTTTTCTAATTTTTTCTAATTGTTGGTTCATTTTTTGATATCTTTCTTCAGCCCCCGCTGCAACATGAACCACCTGTTCAACTATTTTATTTCTTAGAGTATCTCTATCTAAATCTCTAAAGTATTTTGTTTTCTTTTTTCTATTACTTTCTATATGTTTATTTTTCTTTATACGTCTCATTTTCAATCTTCTACGATCGCCAAAATAAGGATCTTCTATATCATCACCAACCAAACCAACTACATCCGGACGGCAAAAAGTTGCAGAATCGGGTCCTCTATTAAAAGAAGGACCGGCATTTTGTGGATCGTTGTTACCCATTGAACCGTTACCAGTTACATTTCTATAATCGGCTTCTTCTTTTAAATCATCTCCCCAATCTTCTTCGCCATAAGGATCAATATCTTTCATTAATTTAGCTATTTCTTCTCTCCTTAATCCTTTTTCTCTTAATTTATTTTCTATTCTTTTTCTATATTCTACCAATCCTTTGAGATATTCTCTCTTATCTATTTTTTTAAGATTATCTTCAGCGACTCTTATCTCAAAGAATGTCATTGGGTTTATTTCTTCTCTTCTTTTTAAATAATCAGGATGAGGATTTATCTCTTCTTTTTCTTTCTGTTTTTTCCAAAATTCATAATGACTTCCAGTAGGATCTGGCCACCTTGTTTTAACATTATATGATATTTTACCTTTATAAGAATGATAATCCGCCTCTGTTACAGATAATGGTGCGGCATAATGATCAGGATTTGGTTCTATACTCAATTGGACTGGAATAATGATTCCTTGTAATCCTATCATTGCTTGGCCTGAACCAAATCCAGCTTCCGCCGGGCCAATAAGTTCTACAGTATCACCCACTTTAAATTTTCTAGGAGGAAGATCTTTCCATATAATTTTATCTGAATAAAATTTTTCTTCGAATATTTTAAATTTCTTTATCATTATTTTATTATTTTTAATTTATGTTTTCATTATACCCAATTTTTATTTAAGTAATTATCTGTGTAAATGTTTCTGTCTGCGTTATCCATTAATAATAATTTATCAGCATTCGCTATATAATATTGATTTAATACATTCGATATTTCACCCGTTGGTATAACATCAGTTAAAATTCTCAAATTTGTATATTTTATATTAGATCCTTTAATTATAATGTCAGCTTCGTGTTCGAATGATATGTTAGAAGTTAGATTTATAGTTCCACTTTCTTTAACTCCTAAATAATCTGTTGAAGGATTGTGTAACTCTTGATTATCGACTGGTTTGTATCCAGCACTTACATAATAAGTATAACCTGTGGAATCCATCCAACTTATTGTTTGTACTTCCCAAGAATTTGGTTGTAATAAAACAATGTTATAATCACAATCACGTGTATAAAGATACATATTTAATGTTGATTGACGTTGATCAAGATTTATAACCAACGCATACCATATATTTGTTAATAAGTTGAGTCCTTGTAATTTATAAACTTGTTCGTTTAATTGGAAATTAATATCTTTTTTAAAGTACCATAATCTATAACCCTTTTTAGTTGTTTCTACATAATTATCTAGTAACCAGAAATTAGTATTTTGATTTACATTATAAGTATCAATGGCACTTTTACTTGGTCTATTACTATCCCAAGTATTATTAAAATTAAACCAACATACTATAGATCTATTTGTAGATTCTCCCCAAACATTATCAGATTTTTTATAAACAATCGCTGTTTTTCCAACAACATCTTTAAAATCATAATGATTCTTTGAAACATCAAAATTACCGTTTGCTATTAATTGCTCAACTCTAATTACTTTATTATTAACAACATAACGCATAGGATCGAATGTGAATGGTTTGAATTGTTCTTGATTTGCGATTTTGAGTTCTTCTTGTTCTTTTTCTGGACCAAACAATTCAGACATTGTTGTATTCTTTGTAAGAGTATCCAATAAAGCTTTCGATTCTTCGTGAAGATTTCTGATATTGGCTTTTGTTTCGTATTTCTCGAGAATAACTTTGTAATAATATCCAGCATTCATAACATCTCTATATACTTGAGCGTGTTTAACATAGAATAATCTATTTATTTGACAGAAGAAAATAATATCATTCTCAGCTGGACGTCTATCTATTCCAAATTTACGTTTAAATTCATCTTTTAATATGTGAATTTCAAAAGTATCAAATAAATCTAAACTAAATTGATTAAATTTAATAGTGTTATCTGGAAACTTATTATCTGGCACCAAAATCTTTACTTTTTGCATATCAACAATATTGAATAATTGATATTCGTGTATTATCATATCTTCACCATTAGAGTCTGGATCGGTTAAATGATAATCAACTTCCCAAGCAAAGATGCTATTGAGTTGATTTGCTAAAGTATTAGCAAAATTAAATATTTGCTGTGCATCATATGGTTTCCATAAAGTAGCGCTATCGGCTTGATTTTCAGCAGCTATTGCTGTTTGAACACCACCAGAAAGTGTTCCGTTTGATCCATTTGGATTTGTCGAATAACAACTAAGTCCTTGTGTCCAAAAATTCATATTTAAATCATATTGTGTCATAGCAGGAGTTACACTACCATTGCCAGGGGCCACTCCGTATGTAGATCCACTTGTTGTGCTTATATTCCAACCGCAAGTATCTGTCGCTCCTGTAGTTGGATTTAAATATGGTACCAAACAATCTTGACGTATTCCATATCTATTGGTTTTCAAATAGTTAGCAGAAACATTCTGAAAATCTCCAATCAATATAACGTCATAAACATTATTTGGATAATCAGATTCTATTATAGATTTTATTTTATATTCTACTTTAGCAAATCTAAGATTATTGAATCTGAAAGTAGATATATTTGATTTTGTTAAAGGCTCCCATTGTGAATAACTTCTTCCATTATCTTGAGTTACTCTATACATTATATTTAAATTTGATGGATCGTCTGCTATAACTTGAAAATCACTTAATGAAAATATTTTATAAATATCTTTTGGTGCTAGTATTATAGCACTATCCTCGCTTGTTGCTCCACTTGGCAAAGTAAACGGTCCGTCAGTCCAATTGAATTCATATTCACCCGATATAACAACAGATAATGAATAATTATCATCTCCAATATGAATATTTGTTACTGGTTTTGGATTATTAATATCAGGCTTTTCATCAACTCTAAAGAAAAATAACTCTATATCAAAAGGTTGTGATGGAATTGTTGTTATTCCGGTGATAGATTCAATTGGCATCATTTCACTCCAACAATCACCACATTTAGCTTGATCGTTATCATACTTGTTTTGATATTTAAAATATATTTTAACGTATTGCCAGGCTTTCTCTCCTCTTATTATTTTATCAAATCCCGTTATCTTTTTAACCCCGTACACTGGAGCTGTTGGTCTTAGGTATAGAGTATTGTCGGTCGGAGTTAAAACATGATGTCCTATAAAATTAATTGTAAAAGTTCCATCATATTTTTTGCTTAAAAGATAATTCATTGTCGAAAAATGGAGTTTTTTATTTTAATATATATATTAAATTATCGAAATCAAAAAATAAGAATAAATAAAATGAACAATTTAATGAATTTTGACGATTGGGCTCTAAATGAAAAATGGGGGAAAAAGGTTAAAATCCGTCATACTGGAGAACACTCTGAAAAAAGTGTTGCCGACATTAAAAAACAAATGGCTAGTTTAAAAGGAAAAAAACCATTTGATAGAGAAAAATATTCTGAATTATTATTCGCTTTAAGAGCCAAAGGTGGATGGAAAAGAGGCGAGGGGGCTACAAATAAATCTAAAAAATAACTATATAACAAATGAAAAAAGGAACGAAAAAACTCAAAACATATGAGCAATTTCAACCCGAAGAGGTCGCTGTGGTCATTGACAAAGAAAGATTGCAAAATCTTATCAATATGGCTACACCGCTTCTCGATGAAATTTCTAGAATCATCGAACAAGACGAAGATAGAACTATTTCTATTGAGATGTACAATGATATAATATCAACGATAGACAATCTAGAACAAATAAAAAAGATGTATTAAACAATGCCATACATACAACCAAACATATTACTAACCCCAACAGAAAAACTCATAAAACCCTATGAATGTTCGTTTATTGTAATAGAAGGACCGAATATGAAAGGTAAATTGAGTTTGGAGGGACTTGAAATTAAATACGAATCATTTTATTTATCACAATTAATATTAAACGAGAATTCTAAGGATCAACCAATCATGTATGGTTTTTTGGGAGATAATGTTACTTTTTTAATGATTAGAGCAAAATATATGCCACTGGATCCGAACTGGCAAATAGAAACCGAACAATACATACAATATTATTATAGTGACGACCCGGGACAGATTCGTTCGATGAGCCAATTTTTAGTTCTTACTGGAAATAGTAATCATAGAATACCACAAATTTATTTCAATAATCCGAGTAGTAAATATAAAGTATATTTGGAAGTTTTAATGGCTAATTTGGCTCAAGAAAATTTAACAAATACAAATCAATATGCACAAAATGGATCTTTCGGTGGATTATATTGGAATTCTATCATATCAGACATTCTAAAT